CTGCAGGATTGATTCCCCCATCAATTAATGTAATATCACTTTTTAGTGAAAAAGTTAGACTACCTTCTTTACCTGCTTTTTTTAATAATAATTTACTTTGTTTTTCTAACCAACATGTATAAGATAAATTACGATTAGCAATATAATTAATCCATTGCGTATATTTAACAACACTACTATCAATTACTGACTTATCAAAAACTTCTTTAACATTTTCAATATTTTGTTCTTCCGTTAAATTTACCTTATTTCTAATTATTTTTTTACCTTTGATACTATTACCTAAAATAAGTTTACTCATTTTTGGATTATCTATCTTATAAATGGTGTCCTCATCATTACTTTGTTGGTATTCGACACTATTTAATTCTTTTATTCTTTCGTTAACAATTTTAGTTATTTTATTAGTATTATCTGTTAAATTTAATGGATTGTCTTTTAAAAATTGATTTAAAATTTGGTAAATAGTATCTTTACTTTCTTTATCAATAAAGGATATTTTAGCCCAAATTCCATCCCAAGTAGCATATTTACTCATAGTACCAAAATCTCCTGTTGCGGTTGAATAATATTTTAATATTACAAATCTATCTACTAAAGCTTTTATAAATTTTTCATATAAAACATCTTTTCCTTCTGCGGTTTTTGTTTGTGCAACATTTAACAAATAAAACGGATTTTTTTCACAGTCTATTGGATTTATTGGTATCCAGTTATCTGTATCATTACCACTACTACTACCCTTAGCTTTATTAACTTGTTTAGTAATACCTAATAAACTTTTTTCTTCTTTTAATAAAGCTTCAATTAAATTTTCAATAAATTTAATTTCAGGAAAAGCAGTTCTAGCATCCGTATCTTCAGGTTTAAATATTTCTTTTGATCCTATAAATTTTTCTACAAAACCTCCATCTTGTTTAACAAACAAAGAAGGAAACGCATATATTGTTTGACTTTTAAAATCAAATTCTTCTTTTAATTGTAAATCACTGGTGACACCAGCAGACTCTAATGCTTTTTGTCTTTTTTTGTTCTTCCTTTCTGCAGAATAACCAATATCAAATATTGTCATTAAAAAAGCTTGTGCATTATTACATAGTATCTGAAATACTGTACCTATTGTAGGTTTATACCCTAATCTTTCCGATAAAGAATTATTTAATTCTTCTACTAATTTTTCCTCTTTTTTCTTTTTTGATTTACGAATATTAATTAACATATCATTCACCATCATTCTGATTGCCCTAAAGTCTAATATTATTCCAGGTGTAGCGTTACCAAAACCACTATTTAAGTTACCAGGCTCATTATTATTAGTGTCTTTAGAATAGTCGTTTATAACAATTTGAGATACATCAAAGTTATTATTAGCTTCATCATATTCGCTTGGATTATTTTTAGTTAATATACTATCTTCACGCCTTATTTCATCAATAAATTCAAGTAAAGTTAATTGTCCTTTTTTAGAAATTTCAAAATCTATAAAAAAATCAATTTGATTATTAATATTATTTAATTCTGAAGGAGAAAAGAAACCACTTTGACCAGCACCGGATCCAAAATTTAATGTAAACTCATCGTAATTTACGTTTTCACCATCTGTATTTTCGGAAAATCTCCAGTACTCTGTATTTTTCGTTGCTGATCCACCTAATACTCCTTTAGCGATATTATCATTATTACTAAGACTACTTTTATTTTCACCATAAAAATTAACATAGTCTGTAATAAGATTATTTAAATCATTCATATATAAGTTTAATGATGGAATCATTGTAGACTTAACAAATAATAAATCTCTTATAGATAAATAATTTTCACCTAAAGTTAAATTTACTGATTTAATTCCACTTGTATTTGTTGTATTTGGTGAATTTAATTGTGATAAGTAAGGTGGTGCACTAGTTTTGTCCTTATAAGTATCGATGTTTGCTTTTGGTATTGGACTACCAATAAAGCTTAATATTTCTTCTACTTTTTTCTCCTGTGTATTTAATATTTGTAGTTCTTTATATTTAGTATTTTCTATTTTTAATTCTTCTAAGTCTATCTGTAATTTACTTAATTGTTTCACAAAATCATCTAATGAAGGTGTATCTATTGTTTGAGTTCCATCACTTGTTCCATTTTTAATTGTCCCAACTGTGAGTGGTAACTCAGTTAAATTTTTTAATCCTATTTCTGTATTAAGTGTACCAATTATATCTCCTATTGTAATATCTGCAAGAAATGCTTGTTGAAACCCTAAAAAATTTGCGGAAATATTAAAATTACCAGTTCCAGCATCGAATTTTGATGTCCAGTTAACCAAATTTAAACAATATGATACAGGTTTACCAAAATATCCCTTTACAGTCAAATTAAAAATAGGATAAGGCATTTTAAAAAATATACTATATGGTGATTTTCTATTATCTTGTTCTATAACATCAAATAGCCCACTACCCCTTACATCTGTAAAATCAATGTCTACTTGTGGTATTAAACTAGTATTGTATTTTATGTTAATAGATGTTATACCGAAACCTTCTAGTAATCCACTACCTAAACTGTTTTGAATACCCCCAATATTAGTATAACTTGTAGTTGCATAAGATTTGACATCTCCCATTATATTTTTTTGTGGTTCACCAGCTTGATTGTATTTTACTTCTGTTGATACAAATTCAATAATACCAAATCTACTCTCTTCAAACTCATTTTCATTTTCACCAATAGTTGCCACCCCCCTATTACGTTCTTCCGCAGTCAAACTAATATAAATAAACATGTCTTCTGCAGGTAAAACATTTCTACCTGAAGGGTTAGGATCTACTAACATTAAACCCGCACCAACTTGTTTAACCTCAACATCTTTTTCTTCTTCTCCCATAACTTAAAATTTAACCCGTTCCGTTTAATTTCTGATATTTTTGTACTTCAGAAATATATTGTTGTAAACTGTCTTTAAACGGAAAAGGTATTCTTATTATTTCATTATTTGGTATTGACTCTTCTACCCCCCCATACTGTGGATTAGCTAACATAATTAACCAACCGTGATAAGGGTTTCCATAATATTCTTGACTTAATTTGTCCATTCTACTTTGAGTTTGTCTATATAAAACTGATTTATCACTAGATTTAGGCTCTATTTTTATAAATGGTAACGGTGTGTATTTACCATTAAAGTTGAATTTTTGATATCGGTTATAATATTCTGTACTCATAATACTTATAATAATTTATTATCTGAAATAGTAAATGTTTGATTACGTTGAAGTTCTTCTCCATCGTTTTCATATGATACACTTATACTAACACTAATTATAGATTCTTTTAATTCATCTATACTGTTTTCTATATTTTGTATCTCTGTTTGTATTTGACTTTTTCTATTTATGTTATATGCACTTGTGTTTGATAATGAATCATATTCCGCTTGTAAATCTAGTATATCGCCATTAAAGTCTACAATATCTTGAGATTGACTAAAAGCAATACTAAATATTGGTATGTTACTTAGTTCTATAGTATTACTTTTACTAGTGAATACTTCATCTATATGTACTATATCACTACCACTATCAGTTATAACTACATTTATGGGGTTTGGTAATGGTGTTAATATTGAATTTATAAGTGTTTCCACTATTACATTTTGTCCATTAGGATTAATATTTATTTCAATACTATTAGATGGTATTGTAGGTTGTGACTCACCAGTATTCTGTGATGCCTGATTTAGAGGTACTTCTTGTTTAAGACTAGCATTAGGTGAGTCTCCTATTAATTTTATTTTTTGACCTATATTTGCAATACCCGGTAATAATTCGCTAAATAGACTATTTCTACCATCAATTATTCTAGCACCTATAAATGCTTCAACTTCTAATTTATCACTTCTTCTTTCATACATTTCTGTATTTGCATAGTAATTAAATGATAATGCGTTTTGTAATCTACTAATAGGTCCTTGTAAGGATTGCCCACCTATAATATCAATAGATAATGTAACATCTGCCATCATTGGTTGTACACCTATACCTTCTGGATTTAAATCCCACTGAGGTGAATTACCAGTAGCATAAGTAATACTTAAACTATTAATTGTGATTTTAGTGTTAATGTAATCACCTATTCTTAAAATACATATAGGTGGTCTACCAAAAGCTAAGTTTTGCGCTTTTATACCAGTAGAGTTAGCTTTATCATATATACTAGGTCCCTGTCTTAAACATTGTTGTAAAAATGTTAATCTTGTGTTTAAACCTTCTGGCGTAGTTGAGTGGAATCCTGGATGAAAATATTTAATTTTTTCTGAAATAGTTTCAAAATACTCAGGATATTCCTCCCCTATGAAATCAAAATATCTTGTTTCATCAATTCTTAAATTATCTACTATTTGTGAATCTAAAGGTAGAGAAACTAAATTACTATTCATATCAGTTTGTTGGTGTTGTGCGGTATTATCATTAACCGCATCATAACTTATTTTAATGTCTACTCTCCTACTATTCTCATCACCACTTATGTCAATAACACTAGATTTTACAACAGTAGTAGAATTTACATTACTTATTGAGTTTACTACCGATTCTACTTGTGCTTTGATGTCAGTAGCCCTTTTACTAGCCAACGTAGTTGCATTAGTTTCATCTTTAGATGCAAAACCATTGATATTAATTTTTACTGTTTTATCACTATTTTTTTGAATATTTAAAAATTCTGTTATAGATGCCGCATCGATACTTACACCTGTGTCACTATTTTTATCAAATTTTAATACGTATTTTTCACTAGCACTATAGTTAGACGCAGTAGATTGTTGTTTTTGTATATTTAATTTTTTTTCTATTTCGTTTTTAGTATTTTGACTAACACCTTGGCTATTATCTAATAAATCTAAAAACTCTTGTGGTGATATACAACCAGCAAAAAATCTTTCTATTTCATTTGTTCTTCTACCTCTATATGCATTTATTACTTTAGGGTGGTCAACCAATACCTTAAATTTTAACTGTCCGCTACGAGTAGAATTATTATATGTATATACAGGTTCACCTCTACCTATAAAATCTGTTTTAGTCCAATTGGCACTCATATTCTCATCAAATCCTAAATCATATGGAGGAAACCACATAATTCTACCTTTATTTCTACTTAATGGATCGCCAGGTCCAATTTCATCTAATGTTAAATCTGCTAAATTATCTGCCCACGCTAAATTTTCAATAGATAACATATACTTTTTAAAAGATGTTGTTCTATCTATTTCTGTAGAATGTGTCTTAGGAAAACCGTTACTTTGTAATACACTTAAAGATGCATTATCAGATGTAACAGAAAAACCTGGTTTATTTTTACTATCTGAACTAAATAAACCACTTTTTCTAATTGCATTACTATATTTATAAGGATTATTTGGTGTCCATACCCTACAAAATTTACCGTTTTTAATTGCAGATTCAAAAGATTCACTACTTATAGCATTACCTCTACTAATTAATCTACCTTTTACTCTATCTTTAAAAAACTTTTTAGTTTGATCTATGTACACATCATCAGAAAAGTTATTTACTAAATTTTGTGTCTCCGATAATAAAGTTTTATTATTAAAATTATTACTATCTTTAAATTCCCAATAATAATTCCTACCAACTGTAGTCTGTCCTACTTGTTCTGAATTAATACCATCTGCACCATTAAAATCTTCAGAAGTAAAAGTAGTCATTATTTTACTACCTCTATTAGTAGTTCTTTCACTACCTATATAATATCTACTAGATGTACCACCATCAGATGTTGATGATAATCTTCTGTCTGTATAATTTGGTACATATAAATTTAAACCTAAAGCATTAAATAAAAACGTTGTTTGATTGATACCTGTATTACTAATTAAAGAATTACTTCTTTGTTCTGTAGATATAACAGGAGAACTCTGATTTTTATCATTACTCTTACCCCCTTTATTACTTTTTAATTGTCTATTATATTCTTGCCAACCTATCGATTCATCAGGTAGAATTCCTCCGTTTGAAGGTTCTCCTCTCATTCTATCTTCAAAATCAGTTGCTTCATCTTCAGGTGGTTGAAAATATGTTATAGCAAATTTAATTAAATCACTAGACATTTTATTTTGTATTTGAGAAACTTTACTAATAACGTTAGTTTTTAATTCTCCAGCACCTATAATACCTAAAGATGATTCATTGTTATAATTTAGTGTTGACATTTTGTCTATAACATCAAATGGAAAAGTAACATAAGGAGAATCTCCTCTACTTAATAAAGTAAAACTTTCAGTATTAGAAAATAAAGGGTATGGAATTCTATCTTTCACTGAAGAATCGAAATAAGGTTCAGAAGGTATTACAACACTAAATTCCTCATAACCATCTGTCGGCGGAATATATCTGTTATTATTTACGTTTTGAGTGTCTCTGAAATTTTCTCCTTCCGTAATGATATTTTCATCTTCGTTATAAGAAATAACAGTATTTTCACTTTGTACACCATTAACAGGTACTTTTACAATATTACCTATATCATCAAGTTTAGAGGTTAAACCCCCTTCAACTAAAGTTCTATTAGTTGGTGGAGGTAAATTTTTACTTAATAATATATCTCGTAAATCTTCAGTGCTTAACACACCAAAATTAGTAGTATATAATGTTTGATTTAAAATGCCTGACATAAATATTCTTTATATATAAATATTTAAAGGCTAAATTTCAGGAGATAAAATTATATATTATATATAATTAATAGATTATTACTAGTTTATTTATTATATTTATTCTAGTTTTAATAATTATTTATAATTTTTAAGGTCTATTTCTGGTCAAATATAAGAAAATAATTTTAAAAAGTCAATAGTAGAAACAAATTTTTTTTAAGTTATATTATTAATTACTACCTCAATATCAGTTCCATCTGTTTTTATTTCTATCCCATTCACAATTTTTCGTGTAATTTCATCCTGAATCATTTGCAGTTGTGCAGGTGTAAATGTTCCAGACCCATTTATTGCAACATCTAAATTAATATTTTGATTTTTAGTTACTGACGCAGTAGGATTTCCTGTATTACCTGGACCGCTATTAGGGTCACCTGTATTGTTGGTGTTACCGGGACCGGTATTTGTTGGTATTTTTGGTAAATTATTAATGAAATCATTTAATTCATCACCCATTTTACCCATAGTTTCTCCAAATTCATTAGTAGCATTAGTCCATTCATCTGATTCAAATAAAGCACCTGGTTTAAACGCTTCTTGAAATTGTTTTACGGCAACATCCATAGTATTTTTCATAGGTGTTACTAAAGTCTTTTTCATATTTTCTGCAGTTATCTCATATAAATCTGTACCACCTGCAATTGCAGCTTTACCACTTTCTTTTAAACTCTGCAATTGTTCACTCATAGTTTGAGTGTTTATTGCAATATTTTTAAATAAATCACTATCTGTTTTACCTTCATTTGCATTAGCTTCCATTATCTCATCAACCATAGATTCGTTAACTTCATCTAATCCTAATTCTTCACCGTTGTGTTGGATAACAAATTCTCCTTTTTCTTCTGAAAATTTAGCTAAAGATGCTAAGTTTTCTTTCATTTCATTATCACCAATAGCCGTAAACTTCATTTTAAGGTCGTTAATTTTACTAGATTGTCTAGCCATTTCAACCATTTTCTCTGTATTGATACCCAATTGATCACCTGCCGCTTTTAATTGCATTCTAGCTTCTGCGGGTAATTCGTATCTACCACTTTCTTCGTTAAATTGTAACATGTTTTTAGTCATGTCTTCCAATTTATTCGCTAATTCTTCTGGTTTATTACGAGCCATATACATAGTCTCAAAAGGATCACCAAATGCTTTTGCTATATCTCCACCCAACATCTGTAAGTTAGCTGCTGCTTCAATCGCCGCTTCTGGTTGATAGAATTTATCTGCCATTTGTAATACATCAGAAACATCAATCCTCATTTTAACCGCTTGTTTAGCCATTTCAGTCATACCTCTTACACCACTAGCAAATGAATATGATTGGATAGATTTCATATTACTTGATAGTTGTTTTACTACTTTTGATGCATTTAACCCTAATTTTTGAGATTCTTTAAAAACATCTTCTAATCCTTTAGTCATTGCGTTTGTAGAAATACCCATTAAGTCAAACATTTCTGCCATTTTTGCAGTTTCAGAAGCACTTAAATTAACACCTCTAGATATTTTTTCAATGTTAATGACATCTTCATTATCTAAAATTTTCATTCTACCTGATTCATCTGCCATAGTTTCCATCATATTAGTAATATCTTCCATACTACCACCCATTTGTTCAACTTCTGGTAAAGTATCTTTAAATGTTCTAGTTAATCTTTCTTGATGTGCTGCACCTGCACCAATATTTCTAGAAACCATTAAATATTCTTTGGCAATTTTTTGTGCGTAATTATATTGATCGGCACTAGTGGTTAAAAAGTTTTGAAATTGTCTATACGTAACCTTAACTTCTTGTGTAATTCTACCAGTAACTTCGTATTGAGATTTATATATTTTTTCTTGTTTTTCATAAATCTTAAGTAGTTCTTCTGCATTTTTTTTTTGTTCCTCAGTTTCAAGAGTAAGTTTACTTAAAGCTTCCTTTTTTTGTTTTATACCCTCTAATTCTGCCTTACGTTCATCTCTACTAATACCATCTAAACTGTCTCGCCAATTTTTACTTTCACGAATTAATTCTTTTTGATTTTTTAGTTTTTCTTTAAACCAATCATCACTACCTGGTGTGAATTCTCCTGCCATAGTTCATTACATTTCTAGTCTTGTTATCTTACCATTCCAACCTATTTGTGAACATACGGGTTTACCATTGGAATCGCAAAATTTTAAATTCCCATTTTGGTTCTCACCTCTTTCTGTACTAGAAAAAGTAATTAATAAATATTTTCCATCAGGATCTTTTAATTGCACGGTTTTACCTTTATTTAATGGACTTGCAGTCATTACCTCATATTTAACCTCATCACCTTTTTTAATATTACTTGAATTAGCTACACAAGTAGGGAAAGTGGTGTTATTTTCTCTAGGAGGAACTCCTGCACCACTATCATTATAATCCGTAGGTCTATTTTCATATTTTATTGTTATATTACTATAAACTATTAATTTATCAGAAACAGAACCTTTATTAGCGTTAACTTTTAATTGTTTTTGATTTTTTACCCTAAAAAATTTACTTAGTAAACCTGAAAGATCTGATTCTATACCATCAAAAAGGTCTTTAATATCATTATCCCATTTTTCACAATAAGGAGTATTGGTTATATTAGGATTATTATGAACGTATAAATTTCTAGTATCTAAATCAAACATTTCATTTTTATATCTTGAAATACAATCTAGTCTATATTCTTCAGTTAAATTTTTAGTATATTCATTTTGTGCTGGCAACCACGCGTTTAAATCATCTTCCCATTTTTTCATACATGCGCTTTTATTTCCTTGTGGACATTTATTCTCTTCCTCTACAAGATCATCTGGATCAGTTAAAAATTGTCTGGCAAATCTAACACAATAACACACAGAAGCATGTCCTTTACCTTTCTTTTTTTGTCCTGACCTTACTCTAGACTTAGCACTTTTTATACCTCTACTGATTCTTAAAGCATCATAAACACCTGAAGTAAGTTGTTTACCTTTATATTTACCATCTTCAATAGTATAGGTAGTATTTGTAGTATTTTGAAAATGTTGTTCCAATTCAGATTGACTAGGAAACCCATCCGGCCATTTCCCATTAGACATATCTTTATAAATTTCTTCTATTTTTATAGGATTTTGTGGTGGTTTTTGATTTTGAACATCTATAATAGTTTGAATTTTATCAGCATCACTAACACTTCTATCACCTAAAGCATCATAACCAGAAACACTAACACTCTGCTCAACTATTAAGTTATCTATATCAATAATAACTTCTTTAATAATATTATTAAAATATTCAATATTTTTCATAGTGCGATTTTTATATAAATATTAAGAAAAATTAAATTATTCTTCTTTCTTAGTAAGATTACCAATAAATATTCTTCTACTATAAGTAGGCATTATCATTATATCACTATATGAAAACTGACCTGTTTTTACTAAATAAGATATTTCTTTATGTAAGTGTAGTAGGTATTCAGAGTTTAGGCCATAAAAAATTCGGTCCGAATCTAAGAAAGCAACTAACGGATTCTCCCCCCTGAATCCGTGCGTTTGTATTAAAATCAATACCTGGTTCATTATCATCAATATACTTTCGTAATGATCTAGAATCAATAAGTGGTATCTTTTTTAAGATATTTGAAATTATTATTTTATCTCTCTCACCATCAATTTCGGTAACACATTTCTCCAACCTAAGTGTTATTTTTTGAGAAACTTTTTCTTTACTTCTTTTCATCTGACTTTTGTCTGCAATATCAATTTCTTGTTCTTCTTTAGATGTTAAAAATTTAAACTTAATTAATTTTCCAGATTTAGGTAATTTAAAATCTATCTCACCATTAACATCTGGTTTAATCATTAATTTTTTTTGTTTTAACTGACTTAAATCTATCTCACCTTCTACATAATCACCACTATTTTCATCCCAAACTAATTGGGTATATTTCTCACCAAAAGCGGTAGAACGTAAAAATATTAGAATAGCCATTCTATCTCCTTCTAACAATTCACTAACATCCATATTTAAATCTTTTACCTTTCTTTTAATAAGTAAATCAATCATCACATCTGGTTTTGCACTCAAATTAGGTGAACTAAGAATATTTTCATCCATTGCAGTTAAATATTCTACTTTAACTTGTTTTAATTTATTATCGTATAATAATCCCTGTGATGGTAAATCTAACACATCGAAAGGTGTTCTTAAATCTTCAGGTACATAATTAGGATCTAAAGAATTTTGTATATTTTGCTCCATAAAACATTTTTTTATTAATTTAATCTATTATTCTATTAAATAAATATTAAATGTTGATTTTTTTTACTCTACGTAGCAAGGTAAAGTTTTGGCGAATTCTATTAATTCGGAAGTACAGTCACTTTTTGTCTTACCTTTTCTTTCACCATTAGCAGTAACTTTATCACACCAACCTTTAACAGGTAATTTAGCTAATTCAGTAAGTGTTTCATCGGTTATAATAAATTGAAATGAAGGATTACCATTTACATCTTCATGTTTTGTATACAATTCACCTTCATTATCGGGACTTAACATACTAATAAAGGGTTTAAATTTACTTTTTGCAGCAAAATTATACATAGTTGCTTTCATAATATTACAACCCTCCTCTACACTTTTATTGTTTAAGATACTTTGCCATTTATAATCAGGTAAAGTTAAATCAAAATTTATTACAACTCCTAAATCTAAATTTCGAGTAGTTGTAGAATCTACATTGTCATCTGACACATCATTTTTCATATAATCTACTAACGCATTAAATTGTTTATCTATAAATTCATCACTAGCCAACTTATTTACGTCTTGAAAATATTTTCTTGCTACAGTAGGTCCTTCAATATCTGTTTTTCTCTGTGTACCGTAATTCATTGCAAAACCCATTAAATTAATACCTTCTTCTGTGTTTTTCTTACCATTTGAAACTGTAAATTTACTTCCCAAATCGATTTGTTTACCCTTACCTATATCTTTAGCCATAGTTTTTATTTCATCTTTAGATACAGAACCATCAGTAAATAATATTAAATCATTTAATTTTCTCTCAACTTCATTTTCTCCTGCCGCGTTCAATAATGTAATAATTAATTCTGCCTTTGTGGCTTGACATTTTCTTATTAATTTAGAAGCTAAATCAATACCCTTTCCATTTTTTATTCCATCCCATCCTGAAACATCTACGTTAACATTAATATCCTTAGTTGCACCATCTTTCATATCATCAACTTCCTTTTTTGTTAATGCTAACGCTTCATTTCCACTAAGTATATTTTGTACTAAATTATTTTTAAACTCACCATCTACACCTATAACATTTAAAATTTTTGATAAATCCTTAACTGATTCATTATTATCCCCACCCTCATTTTTAATCAGATTAAAAGCTTCTTCTTTAGTATATTCGCACTTGTGATTTAATATCTCAACCAAATTTTTATTTTTTAGTAGTTTATTTACTTGTTGTTTAATAGTAGATTTCAGTTTAGCATCAATCACACCTAGTAACCTCTGTAAATCAACACTAAATGTAAATAAATAATCTATAATTGAAGATCCTACACCCCATAAAGGTAAGGGGAAATAATGTTCAAAATAACCTTTAGGATCATATCTGTCAGTTACATCAACTAAATCTGTATTCATAAAAGTCCTAAAACAATCCAAAAAATCCACCGGTTCAGTAAACTGAAGTAAATCTTTTTCAGTATATTTTGTATTAGGATTTGTTTCCATGTCATACTCCATATCTAAAAATTGTTCCATTTTATCTTTCCTTACACGTCTTAATTCACCATCTTCCTTAGTTATACAAGAAATAGTTTGTATCAATGCTTCTAAAGCCCATTCTATACCTACTATTGAATAAACCCAATATTTATTTCTTTTAACTTTTGCAATTGCTCTTTCATTTAATCTTTGATTCTTTATTATTTCTGCAAGTAATTCTTCCGTTTTCTCCATAGAATTAGCACCTTTTAACTCATTTTTTAATATGGCTAACTCTTCCTCACTTAAACCTGATTTAAAGTTAAGATCATCCATTACTACTATAGTATCACCATCTTTACCTCTAAAACTTACACCATCACTTATCTCAAACTTATTACTTCCGACAATTTCAAACTTATTCACAAAACCACCAACATTATTTTTATGTACTATTATATGATTACCACTAGTTTTATTAGTTAATACCACATACTCACTAATTGGGCTTTTAAGTTCAACACCTTTTAGCATCTCATCTAATTGAAGTTTTTTCAAACCTTTTGTTGCTTGTTTAGCAATATCATCACCAATCTTAATTCTAATATTCATTGGTAATTTAGGACTCATACCAACCCTATTTTTTATTATATTTATTCTTATATCATCGGTTGCTTGTAATGGGAAATCAATATCATTTGTTTTTCTTTTCAAAACTTCTGGCATATCATCCCATAACTTATCAATTTCTTTAACTGCTTCATCTACAGTTTTACCATCTTTAGATAAATTATAAAATAAATTTGTATAAACATCTTCAGGTTTTGATTTCTCAACTATACGTACATTATCTATAAAATTCTCTAATCCTTTTAATGCACTTGCACTAACACCTAAATCTACTAATGAGTTATTTAAACTAACCTTAAAACCCTGTGGGTCATCATCTAATCTTCTTAATAATTTTTTTAATTCGTCAACATCTCCACTTAGTGCTCTTGCAACAACCGCTACTTCATCTGCAACAAATTTACCACTATTAAGGAAACCTCTAATTATTTTTCCAATACCACCTTCACCTTCAGTAATTAAAATTTTTTTCTTCAAATTTATGGATTCGTCATAATTAACTCTATTATCCATCCTTTCTAACATAAGGTTAAACTTTTTCTTATCTAAATAAATTAATTTTTTTTTCATCTTTTTCTATTATCTAATTAAGTTAACTACCATTTCTTTAATATCTCCTCCACTAACAGTTAAATTTGTAGTATTTGTATCTTGTAATAAACCATCCATATCTACACCATCAGGATCATATTGATATGTACTACCTGTACCATCACCGGCCATCCATCCACCGTATACACTTGATTCATCAATTTTATCAATTAATGACTGAATAGTTTTTTTGTTACCACTTTCATCATAAAAATTCATAAAAGTTATTTGACCGTATGTTGATGTAGTAGCAGTAGTACCTAAGTTAGTTATAGGTGCTTTATATTGTAAATATTTTATCTTTTCTGTTCGGTTAGCAGTCTCATTGAGTTTTACCCTCATTTCTATTGTGCCGGGAGTTACCGCTTTAGTATTACTCCAATTTTTATTGAATGTTTTTTTATAACTATCTTCAGTTGATAAATCAATAGGTGTCTTAAGAGTTACATAAAAAGTAATCCAATCATTTTGCCAAAATTCTAATTTAGTTATTTGTGCTGGATAACTAATTGTACCTCTATTGTTGGAGTATAGGTAACATTTACCCCCTAAACTTGTTACTCCATAATTCATAGGACTTTCCACCAATCTAGGAAATTTTTTAATCATCATTTGAATTACTGATTGATTAATACAATGTCCTACTTCAGTGTTTCTAGTTGGGTTTGCGGTATGATAGGCATTAACGAATAATTTAGCCTCATCTGCAGTTATGTCATTACCAGATGCAGTAAATTCTGTGGTATCTATTACAAAATCACCATTAGAATCGGGATTGGTAACTTGTTCCTTAACTAAATTACCATAAAGTCTCTCTTCAGTAAAAAGACTTTTAATTCGTTCAATTTCCTCATTAATTTTTTTCTCCATATTAATAAATATAACTATATTATATAATGTTTACAATTCAATACCCCAATGTTTGGCATTTTCTTTATCTGCCTCACTAAATTCTTCGTTTTTATTATTTTCTATTTCTAAGTTTTTTTCTAACTCTTTTAATTTATCTTGTTCGGGGGCATTTTCTAATAATTCTAATATTTCATCATATTTTGTTATAATAAAAGTTTTAATTTCTTCTGTAGGTTTACCTTCCTTTTCCATTTGAGTGGCAGTATCTGTTATTTCTCTCAACCATTTACCTGTTTTTTCTAAAATAACTTTACCTATTATACTTTCCATCCCATTAAATACTATATCTCTTACATTTTTTTCTACTTTAATATCATATTTACTTAGTAAATTACCTACACCTATTCTAGTTTCAATATCTATCATATGTGCTAATAAATAATAACTAGCTAAATCTTCTATTTTTTGTTTTATCGCTAATGAAGAAGCGTCTTTTTTATTAATATCTTCTTTAGAAGTAAGTTTATTATCTATATCGTAACCTGTAAACTTTTTTAATGCGTCAAAACCTTTACTTAATGCCTTACCAATTTCTTCTCCATAACCTTGTACTAACCCAAATAAAGTTGCTTGTATTAAAGCTTCTTTATTACTAAACTTAGGTATATATTTTTTTATAACTTTTTTAATGTCATAATCTACCTTTATTAAATCATCTAGAAATGGTTTAAGTTTATCTTTTTTAACTCCTTTTTTTGTTAACTGTTGTAAAATTTCTTTTTCTTTTGGAGTTAAGTTTTTCATACTTCTCATTATTTTTTCCAAACCGTCTACCGCTTTATTTGGCATTTTTTGAAAAGCGTCTATCACATCAGATAATTGTTTTATTTCCTTAGATGAATATTCTGAAACTAAATCTCTTAATTTTTTACTCCATACATCCGCCGCTTCTGATTTAGTCATACCCTCAAGTGTATTCTTAAATGCTTTATCATTTAACTCCGTTGTTATTTCACCTAAAGCTTTAGTCCATTTTACATTCTTTAAACCACCTTTTAATGCTTTATTTGTAAATTTCATCGCTTCTGCTCCACTAAACAATGCACCTACTAAAGTTAATCCCGCATTTAATTCCCAACCCTCATCTTGTTCAATTACATACCCAGCAGCACTCACACCATCAATCGCAGCAGATAATGCCACATTTAATCCTGGTACGGGTATAAATAATACTGCAATAGATGCTACATCTGCAATACAATGCCAATCACCTACACACTTACTAGCCCAATCAGAAGTTTTTTCCCATAAACTTCGTACATCATTCTCTACCGCACTATACTCAACAATTTTAGACATATTAATAGTTGATCCATTTAATTTAAATGAATTAGTTGGGTTATTAACACAACCACAAGTTCCTAAATTTTTACCTCCACTGTACCACCATACACCACCTAGATTCTTTTGACTACACACAAGATTAAAAGTATTTTTATCATTATCTTTATAATCGAATGATTTTTCAACATCATAATAAGGTACAGGTGGGACTACTATTATTTGTTCATCTATTTTATGTTTTTTTGATTCGGCAACCACTTGTTTTGGGCGTCCATATTCATCAAACCAGTCCGTTTTCCAGGTGTTCCTACTATTTGGATTCCATCTTACTTTACCATCTGATGGGTTTCTAAAATCTCCTACGGGTTTACTACAATATTCTTTATATTTACTCGCACTTTGACTCTCAAACCTTTCATTATGACTTGCTGAGGCGTCTATAATATGTAAATAAGTTTCAATCATTTGTTCTAAATTACTTTTTTCACCCATATTTCTTTGTGCTAAATCTCTTATTTCTGGTTCTTTAGGTTTTACTGGTGGCGGTTTAATTTTACCATTTAATTGATAATAATAAACCGGTCCATATTTTTTCCACGCTTTAGTAGTTTGTGGCCCAAATGTTCCATAACCCGGTGTTTTTTTATTTAAAGGTTTACCTGTTGTAGTCCACTGAGTTGGGTAATTTTTGTCTAACCAATTTTGGAATTTCTGTATAGGTTCTTTTTTAGTTAACTTTCTAGGTAATTTAATTTCACCTATTTGTGATTCTAATTCTTTAAGTAATGCATACCAATCAACTGGTTTAGGATCATTTTCTAAATCACTTTGGTAAGTATTGTTAGTTAGTAAATTATTAACATAATTAGGTCTGTACTTAGATGGATCATTACTGTCTTGATCTCTCCATGAATTATTTCTATAATCTTCTATTGCAAAAGCATTATTTTTACTATTTATGATATCATTAATGGAGTTTTGTATGGTATTATATTTCTCACCGAATTGTTGTTTCCATTTTTTATAATCTTCTTTCCACCTTTTTAGGGATAATTTATACCTTTCACCTAATTCTATTTGTTCCTTTTTAAATGCTTCTTGACCCCAAATACTCAAAATATCTTCTTCAACAACTGTTTTTAATTTAAAATATTCTTTTATTAAGTCACCTGGCCACAATAAATTGGTATTACCAATACCTATTCCACTACTATAAGGATTATTAAATACTTCTTCTAATTTACTTTTAGAATTACTAAATGTGAGTAAATTACATGCTAAACCGTCCCAATTACCTAGTTTTCGTAACCTATTCCAACTACTATAAACACTATTATATGTCCCAATAGCGTTGTTTATAATATTTTTTTCACTTTTAGGGTTTAATAGTACATCATATGTAGAAGAAAGAATATTTCCCCCAACATCATAAGAATATCTTCCATCATCTTCCGCTCTACTATTAAAATCTTTAATGGTTACCATTTTTCCGTTATATTCATAAGTTACTGCACCCATATGAGGATCACCATATTGTCTAGCTTTACACCAGTCCCAATCTGGACCAGGTATTCCTGCAACTATATTCCCCTTTGGTCTACATGCGACATAGGTATTTAACTCGTTAATACCATAATTAATTTTTCCTGGTGCAGTACTATTTTGAATCCATCCACTTCCCAACTTTGGAGTTGAGATAGCCGCACCAGATATTCCATCTACTTCTTGTTCACTAATAATTAAAAAATCATTATCAAAAACTTTTTTATACTGTGTTTCGGAAATTATAATTTTCATTCTAATAGAGTTTTTATATAAATATTTAAAAGCATAGAAAAAGTCGCTTTATGCGACTTTTAATATTATATATGTTAATTTGATTTAGAATACGTTAATTGCTCTATCAAACCTTAATGTACATGTAATGTCTGCTAAGTCAGAAGAACTATAATCTAAACCACCAAAATCAGCGTCATTTAATTGAGTACCTTCTAAAATCCATTTTTGTACTACTACACCTGTTGGATCTAACATTTCTAATTCTACATTCTTTTTGTATCCTGCTGCGTATCCTTGTCTACCAGTTACAGATTCAGAGTGTAATCTTACCCATTCCATTAATGCTTGTGTTGCAGAAGGACCAATTGGATCTCTAAATGTAACAGAGATTGTTTCCCATCTAAATCTACCGATAACATACGTCTCAGTATTTAAAAATGGTATTGATACTTCATCACTAGTGTATTTAGGTCTACTTGCAGTAGAAATCCACCATTCTTGAATACCTAAATCATCAGGAAATCTAAGAATCCATCTATTCTTTCTTAATGGTTCATAAGGAACCGGCATTCTCATTAATAAATCTGCCATAATTTCTTTTTTTTATCGTTGTTTTTTATTCTTTATTAATAAATATCTAAAATTTAAAAAAAACTAAATCTTTAATGTTTTTTATTATCTTTCTAATTGTGAAGTAGGGTTATCTTGTGCCCTTTCGTCTTCTCTATTAGAACTAACAGAAAAATCTAAATCTTCTATAATAATCTCATTAGTCTCAATAGCCATTTTATACGTATCTATCGCATCTCCCACATGAAGAGTTAATCTATCATATGCGTCATTACTCATTTTAGATTCATTTGATTTATCTATTATTTTTTCAACCTCATTAATAGTTTCTTCTAATTCTTCATTAAGTTCTTTTAACGCACCAGATAATTCATAAGCATATTTAGTATAACTATATCCAGTACCTCTAAACATTCCACCAATACCTTTTAATGTAGACTTTAAACCTTCATTTAAATTTTCTTTACCATTTTCTATATTACCGTAAAGTCTTTCCTCATTAAATAATGATTTCATTCTTTCAATTTCGTTATTTATATTCTTTTCCATTTTAGTCTTTTTTATTTAAAATTATTTTCATGAGCTATACGCGCAATAGATTTTTTATGATATATTTTATTTGTATCCATTTTTAATTTAACCATATGTAATAAACTGTCTGCTCCATCAAACATGACTGACCCTTTAAAACTATCTCCAGCAAGATAATCATTATCATTTTTAAAGATTTCATTCGCTTCATAATATAAATCGGGATTTTTATCGAATGCCATAAACGCAGCTTCAATAATCGCCTCATCATCCATAAACACTCCCATCGCATCTAGTATTAATTTATATAGTTTTTTTGCGTCATCTAGATTTTCTATATATTCATAATCATAATTTTGTTCTGTTAATACTCTTTTTACAATTCTTTTTAAGTCATTTTCAGTTAACTTAATTACTTTATCGTTTTTTTTAATTCTCATTACTTTGTATTTTAAAATATGGTTTATTTCACCATTTATTAATAAATATTTAGTAATTAAATAAAATTCTATTTTTTAATTATTATTCGTTTCTTTTTAGGGTTATCAGGATCAGATGTATCATATACTAAAAATTTAACATCAGGATATAATTTTTTTAATTTCTCCTCAATGTACTTCTCCGCACTCTCAATATTACCTAAATCATCATCACTAAAACCTATACTCATACCATTATATTCTGGATTATCTTTCATTTCTTTAACTGCACTAACTACTCTATCTACAAAAGTCTTTAATGCAATCATTTTACCGACTTCTGGGTTTGTTACACTTACATCAGTATCAAATTCTTCTACAAACTCGTCAGAAGTCACAGGATAGTAGTCCTGTAAGTTTAGATATTGTTCTATAGATGTACCATGTAAGTTAGATAACATTTTTTCTTTTTGTTCTTCAGTGAAAAGAGTGTCAATTATCACTTTTATACCATCTTTAATTGCTTTAGGTGGGTTTCCTCTAGCAGTTATTATAGAGAAGTCATTACCATATAATAATGCTTCTTTAAATTTATCAAAACTGGGACCAAAAGATTTTTTTCTTAATGCTTCTTTTGTGTCTCTTATAAATGCGTCATAATCTCTGAAATCTTTAAACGCATAATATAAGTCATCTTTTTCATATCTATAATCTTTACCAACTCTATTCCTAATTTCTCTAAATTCTTCAGTACCTACTAAAACAGGTATCCATCCATCACCTACCTTTTTCTCTAAATAAATTTTAGTGGGCATAAATAAAATATTATCGTCCCAATCAAATGAATATGCTCTTTTTTTAAATTCCAAAAGTAGACTTTTTTGATATTGACTTAATTTTATTTTCATAGACAAAAAAAAGGTGGGAATAATCCCACCTTATAATTATATTTTATTTATTTTAGATATCATCAAAAGATGCTCCAGTATTAGTAATATTAAATTCAATACTAATGTACTCTAAAGATCTTGTCGGTTTAATGAATATTCTACCATTTAATTCATTTCTGTCGATAGATTCTGGTGTATCATCTAATACAACTCTAAAGTCAGTTAAACCTCTTTCTTTTCTAATATTATCCAATATTGGATTAACTAATGAAAGGAATTGATTTCTTACAACATCATCATTCTGTTCGAATAATAATCTAATAGATACTGCCGAAATAAGTTTTCTAGCTTGTAATAACAATCTTCTAACATTAATTCTGTTAAGTGCCGTATCTTTAGATTGTAAGGTTTTATTACCCCAAATACAAACACCTACATCTGAGAATGTTGCCATTGGATTAATTCTTCCTTCATATAAATCATCTCTTTGATCTAAAGTTAATTTTGTTCTCGCTTTAATTGCATTTGTAGTACCTCTGTTTAAACCAGCTGCTGCGAACCAAGGGAACGCTACGTTATCCGTTAATGCAATGTTTCTAACAACTTCTAATGTTGGTGGTAACCAAATGTATTGATTATTTTCTGTATCATTCATCTGTAACCAAGGGAAGTAAGTTGCAGAATAGTTACTATCTATTCCTGAATCATCTAATATTCCTGTTGCTTCATCTGGTGTTAAAACAGTTTCTCCATCGCTACTAGTATCTGGTGTAGTAATTACATACAATGAATCTGCTCTATCATTTTCAACCATATCAACCGCTGCATCAATTAAGGAAGGTTGATCTCTTAAATCTAATCCTGGTGTTGCAAAAACATTTATATTTACTGCTTCTGGATTATTATAAGTATATATTCCTTCTAAATATGCAAAGTAATCTGAAGTTATACCATCATCTCCTTCAGAAGTAGTATAAGTTGTAAACGTTCCATTAAGTAAACCTTCATTACCCTTACTACCAGTTTTGGTATATGAGTCAGTATTTGTTCTGTCTAAACGATACACATCCCAACCATCAAAACCACCGTATGGTGCGAAAGTAAATTTCCTAGCAGTTACTTTTTCATATGGCCCACTTTGTAAAGATGCTTCAGTAGTAAATGCTGATATACCTACTTGTAATGATGGAAAATAACTATCATTACCTGCTGATATTTCTGCCCCTTTTGCGTTTACGTCTAAGTGAAAACCATCCGATTTACCAGTATACGCTACTTTAGTTACTGCGTCTAATCCTTTGTAATCGAAGAAATCTTGATCTACACCAATAGTCGTATTAAGACCTAAATAGTATTTTCTTATTTGTGAGTTATTCAATGAAGGGTATTTTGTACCATACTCTATTTGTGGTGGTAATGCCGTAGTATCACCGATATAGTCTCTGACTTGTACTCCCTCAAAACCTGCAGGTACACCATTAGTTGGGTAATCGGTTGCCATATCTACCATAATATAATTACTTCTTAATGGGAATTCACCATCTGACGTACCAATTTTTCTACCAATAAATCCGTTATCTGTAGGGTCTAAAGAAAGTTTAGAAAATTTCTCTAAAACACTTAGATTGGCGTCATTATCATTATATCTTCTTACTATTAAATCAAATGTTTTATCATCTGGTTTAATGTTGATAATAGAAAATTTAATATCTCTGTTAGCTGCATTACCATCAGATATTGTAATAAATCTAAATAATCTCTGAAGTTTATTACCCCTTAATTCAGATAATACGTATGGGGAAGCTGCAGACTGATATTTTTCTTCATAATTACTTAAATTATAAGTAGAATCTGCACTTATTCTAACAAAATCAATGTTTAAACCTCTTACTTTACCAGCAGTATTTAAATCATCTAAACTGTTAATGAACAATTCTTCTACAAAAAGTTCTGTTTCTTTATCTTGTGAACTAACACCAAAAACATTAGGTAAATAGTTCTTTTTAGTCTTATCTAAAGACACATTATAATCAAAGTCAACACCACTACTTGTTGTACCATTTATTGTAAAACTACCAAAAGGGTTAGTTACAATTGAGGATGTATTTGTCATACTTACATCTGTTATACCTGATACTGTGTAATCTAATATTTGATCTCCACCATAATTACCTCTAGATCTTAAAGTGGCAACCACACTACCATCAATATCATAAGATGATGCAGTATAAGTTACTACTGTACCTGAAGTAACACCTGTTACAAAACCTGGTGTAGAACCAGATGTTGAAGTAACTTCCATTGAGAAAGTAGCACCAGAAAAGTCACTACCCACTTCTATATATTTAGGTGAAGTTATTGATATAGTATCACCAGTTGCACTTAAACCTATTGCAGAAAAACTATTACTAATTTCCCCTTGATCATATAATTCTTGTAAAAGAGGATCACTAAATGTCATTGTAACTGGTGTTCCACCTGTACTCGCACTATAAGTTAATAATGTAGGATAAGAAGTAGTACCTATTACTTCTTCTGTTGATGGATCAAACTCTGCATCCAATGTAATACACCAAGCATTACCTGCTTTATATCCTGATAATCCTAATACTCTACTAACATAAAGTTGATTTGTTTGTGTTAAAAACGATCTAGCTATATAGTTAAGTTCATATTTTGGATACCCATTACCTTTATATTTTTCAGGGTTTAGGTTACCAAAATATGATGTGAATTCATCATAATTAGAAATGAATACTGGTTCAAATGCAGGACCTTTAGGTGTTTCCCCTAGTAAACCTAATGTAGTTACCCCCACTTGTCTTGTTACGAATGTTAAATCCTTTTCTGATGTAAAAACACCTGGACTAACGAAAATTCTATTTGTTGAAGCCATTTAATTTTTTATTTTAATCTTTTTTATTATTTTGTTTTTATTATAAATATGCAATTATTTTTGAAAGTAAGTGAATTATTTTAATATTCAGATATTTAGTATGATATTTTTCATACTTTTGTCATACTTATATAAAAAACAACTATGAAAAGGACTAAAAATCTTAAAATTACACCCAAAACACATTTATTGTTAAAAACTTATTGTGAAGAAAATGGATTAAAAATGTTTGCATTTGTAGAAAAAATAATAAAAGAAAAATGTGTCCCTAAAAAAGATTTGTACGGTGAAGTGGTAAGATAAATTATCTCACTATTAAAACTAAATCAAAATCTGGAGTTAATTCAAAATCACCTAACCATATAAGTTTATTATCTTCTATGTTATAATCCGTATTAACGACATACCTTAAACCGTTAACATATAATTCCGTTTTTTCTACATCATTAATGTTAACTTTAATTTCATCAAATATAGTTTGTCCTTTAATAGAAGGTTTTATACTAATTGCATTATAATTACTTACTCCCCTAAGTATTGCGTCCATTATAGGTTTAGGATCTCTTACTACATAATTTCTAACTATCCTTTTCATTTTGCGTTTCCTATTACTGTTAAAAATGCAGGATTTGCTACATCTAATTTTGTTATTGTAATTTCTAATGAATCTCCATAAGAAACATCAAAAGGTAATGTTTTTACGTTACCATTTACTGTAACAGTAAAGTTACTAATATTTTGTTGTGAAACACTACTGTAAATGGAGTCGTTTTCAATTGATAGTTGGAAAACATTAATACCTGGTGCAAATTGAATATTTAATTCGATTGATGTGTCTTCTTCTCTTTCTTTAATCTGGTGGGTAGCTAAATTAACATTTTCTGCAATTTCAAAGAAAGTAATTGCCCTACTAATTGCTGGTGTCACCTCAAACTGTTTTGGATCTAATAAATAACCTAACATTTTTATACTGAATAATTGTACGTAGTATCTTTTCTCATCTAAATTTTGTATAGAACTTTCATCACCTATACTATCCATCATAAGTGGTATTGGGTGACCATTTACCCTAATATATTTTTCACCTGCAGAAAATGAGTCTAACATTAATCTATTTAACACATTTAAATCTCTCATTCTTGTACAGAATAATCTAACTTCATAGTTTAAATCTACAGAAATAGGTTGTGGTATTTTATAAATGTCAAAACTTTTTATATTACCATCCCATGTAGGTATTTTCATATATGTAAACGTAGGTTTTCCTGGCACATTAAAAGTTCCCGCATAATTAGTACCAGTTTGTGCATCTGGTTTTCTTATTATGGTAATAAAGGGCATTGTAATATTTTTGTATTCATCTGAAAATTGCCAAGTTTTTGCAAATTCTGCCCATCTTTGTATACTTAAAAAAATAACTGGTACTTTTTCACCATTTAAAACTAAACTTATATCATCCTCCATATATTGAACAAACTCTCTATCCATATCTTCGTGTAAAATACCTTTAGGTAGATATGTACCAGGATTAGCAATATCATTTAATATATTTTGTCTAGCCTCAAAACCCTCTGGAGTAGGGGTAAATTTTAAATTTTTTCTATAATTCTTAGGAAGTCCCATTTTAATTAAATACCTTTAAATTCATCTTCAGGTGTAGGTACACATGTCACAGTTCTGTAAAAACCTTTATAACCTGCAATAGTGTGTGCGTTGTCTGATGTTATTATACCATTATTAGATACTGTCCAGTAAGTCATTTTATCTTCAGTTTCATGATATCCTATATAATCCCCATAATTAATCTCAACACCTAATTCATCTAAATGTGACTGATATACGCCTAAAGTTAGATTACCATGTTCTAAATGTCTTAAACTACCATTAGGATTCCAAGCCTCATTTTTAGGAGATTCCATTTGGAAATTAACAGTCAATTCAACCGGTGTTTTAAATCTTATTTCATTAGGTGCAGATTCTCCATATATATCATCAGTTAATGATTTACTTTGATCTACTTGAAAAAGAACTACTTTAATGTTTATGTCACCCTCTAACCATTCTCTACCAAAATCTACTTCTAAATTAAAATCTTCTTGTGAAAAAAACTTGTTTACTCTCGTAATTGGGACTTTTCTGTTATTTTTCATGTATCTTTTACCTATAAATATTTATACTTTGCAAAAAAATGATTATAATTAGAAATATGTTAGATATAAAAGACATTAAAGGATTGAAAATTGAAGAACTATTAGTTACATATAATGGTAAGAATCCCTATATTAATTATATAAAGAAAAAATATCAAACCGAAAAATCATATTTTTTAACTAATAGTCAAACAAAATATATTACTAATTATTTTAATTACATACCTAAAAATATTAATAAAATTGTAGAAATCACTGAATATTTTTCAAATCAATTAAAAGAAGAGTATAAATTGACTACACCAATTAATAAAATATTAGTAGAAACTATATTGGCAGAAAGTGATAAAGCAATACACGCAATATGTAAATTTTATAAAAATCAAAAAGAAGTTAAATTAATATGGATACCTAAAACTCAATTAATTGAAGATATTCACTATGAGGAAGTAGAAGTAGAAGTAGACTTTGAAAAGTACATAGATTTAGATAAAAGGGGTTGGAGAGCATTTAAACATCAAGAAGAAGGTATAGAATTTTTATTAAAAAATAAAAAATGTATTTTGGCGGATGATATGGGTTTAGGTAAAACATATCAATCTATAGTTGCTGCATTAGAATGTAATGCAGAAAGAGTTTTAATTGTTTGTCCAGCATCTTTAAAAATAAATTGGATGAGAGAAGTACAAAACTTTTGTGAAGATGTCTCCATAATAAAGGGAAAACATTGGGATCCAGATAGATTTACTATTATAAATTATGATATATTAAAAAATTTTCATACTATAGAAGAAAGAGGTAAAAAATATGAAGACTGGGAATTAAGAAGAGAAATAGTTGAATTTAATCCAGATCTAATAATATTAGATGAAGCACACTTTGTAAAAAATCATAAAAGTATAAGGGGTAAAATTTTAAAAGATATTTCAAAAAGATTTTCTCCTAAAAGATGTTGGTTGTTAACAGGTACACCCATCGCTAATAGACCAATGGACTATTATAATCTTTTATCCATAATAGAATGTGGGGTTGCAAATAATTGGGTACATTATGCTAGAACTTATTGTGAAGGAGTAAGATTTAAAAAAGGTGGTAGGTTTGTTTGGGTAACTAAAGGTGCTTCTAATTTAGAAGAATTAGCACAAAAAACTAAAAGAACTATCTTAAGACGTAAAAAAGAAGAAGTATTAGATTTACCAGATAAACTTATAACACCAATTTATTTAGAATTACAAAATGTAGACGGTTATAAAAATGTGTGGGAAGAATATTTGGCACAACGTAAAGTAGATGGTAAAAAAGGTAATCCCGCAAGAGATTTAGTAGAAGCTACATTGTTAAGAACTTTTATAGCTATGGAAACTGTTCCATATACTATAGAAAAAGTAGAAGAAGCATTAGAACTAAATAAAAAAACTATTATATTTTGTAACTTCAATGACGAAATGGATGCGTTTATTAGGTATTTTGGAGATAAGTGTGTTTGTATAAGGGGAGGAATGTCAGATAAACAAAAACAATTGGCGGTTGATAGATTTCAAGAAGATGATAATTGTAAAGTTTTCGTAGGACAAATAAAGGCTGCCGGTGTAGGATTAACCTTAACTGCTGCAGAGATAGTAATTATGAATTCATTAGACTGGGTACCGGGAAATCATGAACAAGCGGAAGATAGAGCATATAGGATAGGTCAAAATAAAACAGTTAATATATATTATATGTTAATAGATGAAACAATAGACACATTAGTGTGGGATATTTTAAATGAAAAAAAGAAAATCATCGGAACTATTATGGGTGAAGAAAATATTATAGAAGAATTTATTAAAAAGATTGAAAATGATGTGGAAAAATAAAATGGTATGGGAAAATATTAATATATTTTCTAAAGAAGAAGCAAAAAAAATAGAGAATTTATTCGAAACTAATTTACATCAATTCGGACTAACTGTAAATCATGGAAGTTTTAGACTTTCAGTTTATGAATCTACATTAAATGATACATTTCCTGAAATACATAAACTTATAGTAAATAAGATTAAAAAAATACCAAAATTAAAAGATTATAACGTAACAAGATCTGCCGGTCTTAGATATACTAAAGATGCGCCTTCTATGCCCCATCATTACGATGGAGATGATTATACCATTTTAATTTTTATTAATGATAATTATGAAGGTAGTGGTACTGTATTTCCGTTGTTGAAAAAAACTGCACATGCTTCAGAATTTGGTGTGGGAAACGCTCTTTTATTTTCAGGTAGAAAAATAAAGAGTTGGCATGGAGCATTACCTTTAAAAAGTGGTGTTAGATATACAATAAATGTAAGACTTAATAAAAAGAAAAACTTTTTTTTAATGGTAAAAAGTTTTTTTAAACTATTGATTTTATTCGCAATTGAACCTATAATAAACAAATATGAACGTCGCCATAATAAAGAAATAAAAGATACAGAAAAAATAATTATGAAAACAGTACCAATAGTATTCAGTATGAAAGGTTGTCCACACTGTGACAATTTAAAAAACCAACTTAAAGAATCTAATATAGAATTTAAAGAGATAGATACAGATGATAAAGAAAATGAAGTATTATATGAATCCTTTTCAAAAAAAGTTGGTAGTGATTTTTTACCTGCAGTAATTATAGGAAAAAAAGCATTTTTACCTGATAAATCATTTAAAACTATTGATGATGGGGTAAATATGATTAAGGAGTACCTTCAGGAGCTTTCTGATCGTGAGAACCATTTAGATTAAAGTTATCGTTACCGTCACTATACTTTTCAATTAATGAACCTAATTCATTAATTATATTATCATGTTCTTCTGTACCATTCCATCCCGCACCTTGTCCACTACCATGAAGTAAAGATTTTCTAATATCTTCTAATCCCTCAATAAGTTCTTCATTATTGGTGTCCGCTTCATAGGCGAATTGTATTGCAGATTCTATATCTCTAAGTGCAGAAGCCAAATGATTCATTGCCTTATGCATTAAACCTACTGCAATATCAGTAGAACTATGTGTATCTGTTTTAGTATAAGGAAAAAGATTTTTTTCTACTTCGTAAGTAGTTTCTTCTCTTAAAATTTTTTTTATTAGGTTTCTTTTCATCATTTAATAAATATCTTAATATTTATAAATAAATACATAGAATTATGGCAAATGCATTAAATGATAAATTAAAAGATGAATTATTCACATTAATAAAGCATAGATTAGGTGCACCTATTAGAAAAATTGAATTAATGATCAAATGTGTTCATTATTAGAAACTGCAATTGAAGACTATGCACAAAGAGTACAAGATTGGTTAATAGAAAACCAATGGTCATCTTTACTAGGTAACGAAGCAGATAATATTGATATTGCTTTTGCACTAACCACTCGTTCACTAGATTTTGAAAGTAGGTTTTCGTACGCATATTCTAAACAAGTAGGTTTACAAGATAGAGGTCCGTGGGAAATGAAAAAAGATTATGTAACTATAGTTGCGGGACAACAAGTTTACCAAATACCTGGTGGTAGAGAAGTTAACGAAGTGTTATGGATAACACCAAACAGTACTGATCATGCATTATATTCATTTGCGGGTTTTGGAGACTATGGTTTTGGTGGTGGTTTCGGACAAGTACCTTACGCTGGTTGGGGTCAAGGTGGAGGATTAGGTAACGGTGGATTTTATGTTGCACCTGCGTTTGACGTATTACTTAGAGCTTCTGATTTTAGTTTAAAATCTAAGTTATTGAGAAGTGAATTAACTCATAAGGTTACTGCAGGACCTAACGGTACTAGATTACTACATTTAATGCCAATACCAGGAAGTAGACTATCTTTTAGTGCTGCCGGTTTAATAGGTAATCAGATAGGTTTAGCGGGAACTAAAGTGTGGTATTATTATTATGATACTAATGGTATGTCCGAAGATGAATTAAATTTATGTTTAAATGAGAATAAAGATATAATAAAATTACCTAATGATGTTCCACTATCTAAATTAATGTATTCTGATTTAAATGAACCAACAAGAGTTTGGGTTAGAAGATATCTAACGGCATTATTTAAAGAAGCCTTAGGTAGAGTGAGAGGTAAATTTAGTGGTGCATTAAAAGTACCAGATGCTGAATTAACAATGGATTATGACAGTTTATTGAGTGAAGGTAAAGAAGAACAAACTAAATTATTAGAAGATTTGGATGCTAGATTAGAAAGATTAAGTAACGCTAAACAATTAGAATTAAAAGCAGGTGAGGCAGAAAACTTAAATAAATCTTTACAATATAGACCTCTCGGACTGTTTGTTATCTAAACAATTTTCATCTACAATATTGTATTCTTCGAACATATATGTTGGGGATAAGTTTATTAAATCCCAAAACAACCTTTCTTCATTAGTTATAGTTAATAAATCCTCTATTGTATCTTGATCACCTTCTTTCATAGGTTGTCCAGAAGTCAAAGTTAATTGTTTTTGAGTGAAATATTGTCTATCTAAAGGTGTAGTAATTAAAATATCGTCTCTTACTTCCGGTGAGAAACATACTAATAAGGGTTTTATTCTTTTGTTAAATGCATCTATATACCTTTCTATATTATATTCACCTGTAGCGTCAGGATTATTTTCTATTACATCATTAGGTATTAATCTACAATTAAGTTTAACTATAGAGTCACCCATAAGAGTTCCGTATGCTTGATCAGTTGATATACCAGTGTTGGCTTCTTTATTTTTTGAATTACTACGAACCCAATTATCTTCAGACCATGACATCTCCCACCCATTTTTTAAAAGGGTATTCTTTTTTTCTTCATAATTTTTACCTTCTTTGGCAAACATATCCATCTGACTTTCACTCCACCCTTTCTTTGGTTTATTAACTTTTTGTACGTCACCGTGTGACTTTTTTGTACCAGTATTAACGTAATAAATAGTATCACCTAAATCTACAGTTAATCCTTCTTTTATAATTAATTCCATATGTGCTTGTTTAGGTAATGGGTTACCAGCAACATTTAATTGTAATGATCTTTTTTCATAATCTTTAACCGACATTCTAACTCTTGATTTATTAGCAATTTTAGAAAGTGGTACTTCTTGATTATATATCTTTTCTATTGTGTCATAATATTCATTAACAAATTCGTATCCCTTACCTTTTAATAACATGTGAATACCCACATCTATAAATTCCGCAATGTACGTAGGTAATTTTTTAGATTTAATAGTGTTACCTACTAATTTTACTTTTCCATCGATTAAATCTGCATAATTTTTACGAGCTAAATTAATAGTTGATTCACATATTTCATCTACATCTAATCCCATTACCCCTTTCATATACTTGTCATTATATTCTGCCACAACGGCATCTAACCCTCTATACGTTTTACCTGTCTCATTAAATCTATGATTACCATTAGAAGTATATATATTATCTTCTACATACTGTGGTATAGAAAAGTTAAATCCATCAGTATCACCTACTAAAGGTCTAAATCCTTTTTTATTAAAGAATCTTATCATATGTCTTAAGTATTGTCTACCAGTACAAGTAATCTTTTCCCCCATATTACTATCACCCCAAGGAAATACATTAGGTGCAGATATAGAACCGAACATACCATTATTTAATATTTTTAATGGTAATTGTTTTTTATCATAATATTCTGATTTTTCTTTTTCACCTAATTTAGCGTGTTTAGATTTTAACTCTTTATATAAATTACGATAATCGTAATTATATTGAAGTAATCCTCTCATTGCTCCTGTGACATCACACTCAGTAAAAACATTGTGTGTTAATTGAATAGATGGGTATAGAGATGCAAAGTCAAACTTCACTACATTTTCTGTAAACCCTACCTCTAATAGTCTAGATAATCCACCAGTAAAACCTTTAGTCGGCATAGTATGTGGTATACCTAACCCATTATGGTAAGACCACCCTAACATTAATAGTTTCCATGTGGCTGCCGTACCCATAGTTGATGATCTCATAAATGAAGTAGGTAATATCTTCGATAAAAGAAAGGTTGCTTGATTAAATATATTATCTACCTTTTCGGTTTCCCATAAATCATCTATTAGATATCTTTCTACAATATATTTACCAGTAACTTGTTTACTATTATCTGGTAAATCACCACTAACTATACCCCACTCTCCATTTTCTTCTATAAACCAATACTTATTATCTACATCTTCCCATACTTTACTAATCTTATCGCCTGGAATATAAACCCTATTAGGTTTTGCCGCATTAGAATACTTAGTAATGTATTTAAGACTTGCTTGTTTAATTGATGAATTAATTGCTTGTGCCCTTCTAACCGCATGATATACATCCATTATATTATAACCCCACATAACAGTTTGTTCATAATACTCCATCTCAGGACCCATTTTTAAACTCTGTTTTTTTCTATAGAAAGGAATATTACCTAATGTTTTAGCAATTTGTCCTATTTCTAATCTTAATAGTTGTGCCCTTTTAACTATATAATACCAGTCAAAATTTTCTGAGTTATATCCCGCAATAATTGCTGGTTTAAGGTGATCTATAATTTTGAAAAAAGTTATAATAGCTTCTCTTTCCCTTTCCCTTAATTCTCTTCTTGTCCCACCTTCTATAGATAATACATGTTGAAATCCTCTATTATCTTTTATACCTATTTGAAAAATCCTACCATCTGATGGATCTAAACTAGTAGTCTCAATATCAAAGGATAAACGATGTATATCATCATAATTTTCAAAACCTTTAAATAATCGTTTACCTGTTTGTATAAGAAATTGTTCTGTTGGGTTGATTGCTAAAAAATTATCTCTATGTTCTTCACTATATACTGGTGTACCACCTTCTTGAAAAAACTTTAATAAATCACCATATGTACCCTTACATCTTACTAAAAACTTATAACCTAATTCTAACCTCTCAACTACCTCATTATTTTCGTCATTAATATTTAGTGGTATAAACTTAACTTTATACTCTTTCATTTTATCTTTTATCTTCCTTCTATCACCTTTATAAAAAACAGTCATATTAGGAGACTTCATCCATAAAAAAGGTTTTAACCTATGTTTTTCAATACGTTTTCCGTTTTCAGGGTCGTGAATTATTAGACTTATTTTATTCTCCTTATAAGAAGACTCAACCCCTACAATATATTTCTGATCGTCATATCCTTCTAAGTATGTTTCAATTTCTTTTACAGTTGCAGGCATATTATATAATATTAATTATTATTACAAATATACGAAAAAAAATGTAATTATCAAACTTCTAAGACATTAATAAATAATTTGTCTCTAATTGGTGCAATTAATGTTCCCGTACCGTCTAAAAATTCTATAATAAATTCACCGTTAAATTTACCAACTTTTTTAGTATCCCTATTTCTCCAATTATATACAATATAATATTCGTTTTCATCTCCACCTATATCACAAGATTCACATTTTAATTCAATATCTGCCGGTGAATTGGCGATTCTTTTAACTTTATTATCTACATCATACATATTAAATTTAATAGTTGCATTTTGTATTTTTTCAAAAAACTTTTTGAAATCATTTCTACCATCATTTATTAATTCCATTTTTAGTGGTGGTAAAGTACTATTTTGATTTATAAAAAATTCCATATTAAGTAACGATAAATTGTGACGTTATTGTTATATCATCTATTGCAATTGGTGGTTGAGATCCAACAGTACCATCATTTCTCCACCTTAACATAAATCTAGCTTGTTCACCAGGAGTCCATAAAGTAGTAGGTACTGATATTGTCTCCAATTGCCAGTTACCCTCAGTTGCACCTGCCACATAACTAGTATTTAAACGATTACCGGTTCCACCACCCATTTCGTAGTCTTCAAAATCACCTTCTTCGCCATCGTCACGTGGTGTAAATGTTGTAGGTGCCAATCCAACCATTCCATAATCAAACGAAGACTCACCTACACATGTCCAATAAAAGCTAACTGTTAATGCAATACAACTAGATGGGACATCAAAATCTACATACATATAAGAATTTATTTCATCTCCAGTTTCATCATACTGATACGGTGGTACACCACCAGCCCAAGTTTCATCACTTATATAAGCTGAATTACTACCAGTTCTAGAAGTGTCACTACTAACTGTCCATATATTTTGTGGAGATCCTGCAGTAGATGATGGTTGTCTGAATACCCAACCATTCGCTACACCTAAATCACTCCAATCTTCCTCTAATAGAATTTGTGTATCCACCACTAAAGGTTGTGCTTGTTTACCTAAACTCCATTTAGAAACTTCTAAATCAAAAGATATTAAATTAATAGTTGTGGCTTGTATATGTTCTAATCTAAAAAGAATTATATCGCCTTCATAATAATTCGATATATCAAATGTACCAACAGTGGACTGTAAAACTATATTTTCACCAAAATCAGTATCAATTTCCACAATTTCCGCTGGATAAGTATTAAATGGTGTAACATTTTGCGGTGATCTAGGTATAGGCGTTTTACCACCATCTGAATCTGCAATAAGAACATTACCCACCTCTACAGGTAAGAATGATAATCTCATTTCTGATGGTGTATCCTCATCACCGGTACCCGATAAAATATAAGTTATTTTTACTTTAACTCTTTGAGAAGTACTAATTCCTTGTGGTATTTTCATAAGGAAAGTACCAAAGTCACCATTAGTAGCAAATTGTGCTTCTAAAAACTGTTGTGTCCAAGTTTCTGCGCCTGTTCCATCACCAACTGTAACACTAAAATTTGCTAAGTCTGCTGCTGGATCACTCCATGTGCCCATAAATAAATTTATTTCTTCTTTATGTAGTGATCTACCATTAAATGATAATACACCTTCTTTACTTATTGTACTACTGTCATAAATTATTTTAACTTGTTCGATAGTAGGTTTAGTTGTTCCCGTAGATATCATTCTACATCTCATCCAATAACCATTAACACCATTTATAGTCTTAGCTGACCAAGGATCATTATTTGGTTCTAAATTTGCTGAATCTTTACTAAGTTCAAAACTAATATTTTCATTACTCTGACTTCTTAAAAATAAATCATTACCATAACTATAACCTAAATCTTCTGAGTGTATATGCCATAAATCCCTTTTCCATTCTGTACCATTCCAATATTCAAATACGTAATCACCACCAACTTTTTTCTGTAATACATTTATATCTAACCCATAAAATTTTAGTGGTGTTGTTAAATCACTACTAACTCTTCGTGTAGTAAATAAAATGGTAGTTCCAGTCCCCCCACTCTGAAAAGTTATAGTACTACCCTCTTTGGATTCTGCATCATCTGTAACATCAATAAAATTACCTCCATCACTAACACTACTTGCAGTATTATCTGTGGTAAATATCTTCATACCTACAGTAGAAGGTGCACCTCTACCTACATTCATTTCCGTTCCTCTTTCAGCAAACCCTAAACTCATTTGATCTAAACCAAATAAATTTTTACTTGAATTGAATACATCTGTAGATTCTTGTGTAAAATCCAAACCAAACTCTGCAGTATATGCTACTGCCGGTGGATAAATATAATTTGGTTGGTGATTAGATGTTATTCTATATGATGCATCTATACCTGTACCAGTTAAATCTACTTTTACTGAATAAGTTACATTTTCTAATGAACCCCCTAATAAATTAATTTCTTCATAATCTCCTGATGCACTTAATGCGTTAGTTGAATTTGCTATATTAGGTGTAAATATTTTTGCCACTGGTATTACTCCTGAACTACCACCTTCAGTTCTAATTGCGTTAGTTACATTAGTGTTTCCACAATTAAACCCTACCATTTGTGCTCTACCCGCATTAGTACCACCCGAAGTGGTTACCAATAACACATTATCAATATCACCAGTAGATTGTGGTACGTGAACTCCTTCTAATGCTAAAGTACCTGAATCTACTTTTAAACAATTAGACATCCCCCCACCTTCTACTCTAATTGAGATACCTATTAATTTACCACCACCTGTTTTAAATAAACCAGTACCACTACTACCTGCACCACCATTACCATAGAATGTAATATTGTTTGCAGTAGATGTCCCACTACTATTGGATGCAATTATACCATTTAAACTTCCTTGTGGTACATTAATACTAAACCCATCTATAAATGAATCTTGATTTAATTCTACAATGTCTCTAGATGCGGTTGCCGGTGCTTTACCAATTATTGTCACTTCCCAACCACCTTCACTAACTAAAGAAACTCCTTGTGGTACAACTAATTCTTCTTCATCATATTCACCTGGTCTTACTATTACAGTATCACCATTTGTTGAATCATTTAATGCTTGTTCTATAGTTAAATAAGGTTTATCTTGTCTATTAGTAAGTGCAGTCGCATCATCACCAAATATAGAATCTACCCATAATACATTACCTGTATTTATATCACCACCTCCAGTTCCTCCTGATAATGCACTTAAGTTTACACTTACTTTACCATCATCAGTTCTATCTAATACTAAAGTAGCACCACTTAGTGTACCGCCAGTAACAAATGTATTATTATCTATAGTATTTGCCGTATATGTATCAAACAATGTTGTATCTACTTTACCACTAACTATACTATCAAAATTAGTCGTAAAGGCGGATCCATTATTTTCATTAATCGTATATTCAGTCCCTATTAAAGTTGTGCCGGTAATGAAAGTATTATTATCTACAGTATTTGCCGTATATGTGTCAAATAATGTAGTATCTAACTTATTATTAATTTCAGTTTGAGTTGTGGAACTATACGTATCGAATAGTGAAGTATCTACTTTACCACTAACTATACTTTCAAAATTAGTCGTAAACGCAGACCCATTATTTTCATTTATAGTGTATTCAGTTCCTATTAAAGTAGTTCCAGTAATAAAAGTATTATTATCTACCGTATTTGCAGTATATGTATCGAATGTGGTAGTATCTAATTTATTGTTAATTTCTGTTTGAGTTGTGGAACTATATGTATCAAACAATGTTGTATCTACTTTACCACTAACTATACTTTCAAAATTGGTAGTAAATGCAGATCCATTATTCTCATTTATAGTGTATTGAGTACCAACTAAGGTTGTGCCGGTAATGAAAGTATTATTATCTACCGTATTTGCCGTATATGTATCGAATGTGCTAGTATCTAATTTATTGTTAATTTCTGTTTGTGTATTACCACTATATGTGTCAAACAATGTTGTATCTACTTTACCACTAACTATACTTTCAAAATTAGTCGTAAAGGCAGATCCATTATTCTCATTGATGGTATATTGAGTTCCTATTAAAGTTGTACCAGTAATAAAAGTATTATTATCCGAAGTATTTGCCGTATATGTATCGAATGTGGTAGTATCTAATTTATTGTTAATTTCTGTTTGAGTTGTAGAACTGTATGTATTGAATAAAGTAGTATCTAATTTACCACTTATTAGGGTAGATAAATCTATACTATTTACATCTATACCGTTACTTTTTTCTAATATTAAATCAGTTCCCGATAATGTACCTCCAGTTACAAACGTATCAGTTAATCCTGTAACAAATCCACAAATAGGAAACGTTGATCCACTATTAGTTCTAAATGTCACACATCCAGTATTATTATCATATGTACCACCAGTTACATTAACATCGTTATCGGTAAATAAGGCTGCGGCGTTTGTGACATTAAATGTACCACCAGTTGTATTTGTAAATGTTAATTGTTGTGTTCCAGCATTGGCACTACCACTATTAACAAACGTATTGTTATCTACGGTATTTGCCGTATAAGTATCGAATAGTGAAGTATCTACTTTACCACTAACTATACTATCAAAATTGGTAGTAAATGCAGATCCATTATTTTCATTTATAGTGTATTCAGTTCCTATTAAAGTAGTTCCAGTAATAAAAGTATTATTATCCGAAGTATTGGCGGTATAAGTATCAAAAGTAGTAATATTTAACTTGTTGTTAATTTCAGTTTGAGTTAGTCCAGAATAAGTATTAAAAACAGTTGTATCTAACTTAGTACCTATTAACATATCAGTAATAGCACTATAACTATTAAAGGTAGTAGTATCTAATTTATTATTAATTTCAGTTTGAGTATCCCCAGTATAAGTATCGAATAGTGAAGTATCTACTTTACCACTAACTATACTTTCAAAATTGGTAGTAAACGCAGATCCATTATTTTGATTTATAGTATACTCCGTACCAACTAACGTTGTACCAGTAATAAAAGTATTATTATCTACAGTATTTGCCGTATATGTGTCGAATATACTAGTATCTAATTTATTGTTAATTTCAGTTTGAGTTAGTCCAGAATAAGTATTAAAAACAGTTGTATCTAACTTATTGTTAATTTCTGTTTGAGTATTAGCACTATACGTATCAAATAGCGAAGTGTCTACTTTACCACTAACTATACTTTCAAAATTGGTAGTAAATGCAGATCCATTATTTTCGTTAATAGTATACTCCGTACCAACTAACGTTGTACCAGTAATAAAAGTATTGTTATCTACGGTGTTTGCCGTATATGTGTCAAAAGTAGTAATATTTAACTTATTATTAATCTCTGTTTGTGTATTACCACTATAAGTGTTGAAAACAGTTGTATCTAATTTATTATTAATTTCTGTTTGAGTATTAGCACTATACGTATCGAATAGTGAAGTATCTACTTTACCACTAACAATAGGATTAAAATCAGTAGGGTAGGAAGCCCCATTATTCTCATTTATAGTGTATTGAGTACCTATTAAAGTTGTACCAGTAATAAAAGTATTTGTATCTGCAGTAAAAGAACTTAAGTCTACACTTATTTCATCATCATCTGTTCTACTTAATATTAAAGTCGCACCACTCAAAGTCGCACCACTAACAAATGTGTCACTTATTCCACTTAAACTAACACTAAAAGGTGGAAACCCATCCGTACCAATAAAATCTATGTTTTTTGTTATATCATTATATGTACCGCCAGTAACAAAAGTATTTGTACTACCAGTTAAAAAACTAATCACTTGAGTTAACTCAATTTTAGAAGTTACATCATTTTCATTTACAGTTACCAATAAATCTTCAGGTTTTAAATTTAAATTTAAGGGTAATTGACTTATTTTTTTAGGAAATCCCATCTTAATTTTCTTTTTTTATATAAATATGTTAATATTCTTTATTATTCATTTTACACTATTAAGAAATCTTCACCGTCTTCACTAGAAATAATATTACTATTCTCAGTTAAGAGATATTCTATCAATTCTTGTGGACAAATTCCATAATTTAAACAGTATTTTTTAAATCTATATCTAATTGTTGTTATATCTAAACAACATTCATATAATCTAAATTTAGATATATCACCAAAGAAACTACCAGCAAAATTTTGTTGTATAATTAAATTTTCATCTAACGGGTCAGGTCCACCAATAGTATTAGTTTCTAATAACCCTTGCGTACCACCACCTAAAGAGTAATTAAATGGTACACCTTCTTGTTTTTCTCTATATTCATATAAATCTTTAAATAAAAATTCGTCAAAATCCTCAATAGAATATTTAAGGTAACCATTAACAAAAAAGTCTAACCTCCCTTTTCGTCTAGGTATATTATCCATTTCGTCAAATAAGTATTCTTCATATGCACAAAATCTTATAGCTAGTTGAAACCATTCATCATTAGGTATTATACCGGCTTCTGAATATTCTTCATTAACTGTTACTCCGGTAATATATTTTTCTTGTACTGTTGTACCAGTTATTTTACATGTTGGTGTGTCACAATCTATACACCAATCACCACAACCACCAACACCTTCTTCTGCATATATTGTTCCACATAATTGACAATTACTACAATTACATGAAGAACTACAATTATCACAAGAAGTTGTAACTGTTGTAGAAGTTACTGCAGAACAAACTCCACTAACACCTAAAGATCTATACCCTATAGAACCATCTTCTTTTATTCTAAACCCTAATGCATTATCTACTATATCTGCATTTTTATCTCTTTCGTCAATAGTAACTTTAGTTACCCCAGTAAAATAACAATCACCTTGTGGTTGGTAAACTAAAAAGGGGTTATTTAATAATTCTTCTTTAGTAATTTTAGGTGGTGGTAAAGGATAACCTGATGTGGTAGTATATCCTGTTTCCCCACTGAACACATCCCAAAATTTATTTTCTGATCTAGTACCCATATAATAAAATAATCCTTCATTATTAGGGTATAAAGCGTTTATTGTTGTACCCGTATCTCCCGTACAGGCTTTACTATTTCTTCTCATCCAAAATTCTGCAGTCCAACCACTTTCATATCTAGTTGGTAAAATTTGGTAATTCCATGGAGTTGGTTTTTTCTCTAAATAGCATTTATATGCTTTTCTAGGGTCAGGACAACCTTTACATTCACCACCATTTTTACACCAAGGACCACACCCACCAACGTATTCTTCTTCATAAACTGTTCCACATAATTGACAATTATTATTTCCACAATTACAATTAGTAGAACCAGGAATAAAAATAGGATTAACATTATTATTATTACAATCACAAGAAGTAGTTCCAGTACATCCACTTCCACAAGGGGGTGGACAATTAAACCACTCCATCGGCCAAACAAACATATTGTTTGAAATATCTTTAAAGAATGTTCTATCTGATAATTTAAAAAATCCTTGATAAAAACCACCACATAATTCTACATACCTACCTACAGTATTTGCAGAAGTAATAAATTGATAGGGATAAGTATAGGTACACCCACTAACTCTAGTAAAACAAAATTTTGTATCTGCAGATGTTATTGTAAGGGACGAACCAGTATATGTGTCGATAAATGTTAATCCTGTGGTTGATCCTGTACAATCATAAGAAATAAAACCATTATCAATACCAGTTAACCCAATATCATTTAATGTAAGTGCTGAAGTAGGTAAAGATAATTCCTCAAAACATGTATTACCAGTCCAACCCACTAAACTACACAATGAATCACCACTAACACATTTATTATTATCAATGTCTATATCAATAATGACACATTCATCTAAAATTTCTTGATGATCTATACTACATCCACAGTCGTTACAAATAAATAAATCCCAATAATCGGAATTACTTAATTGTAAGTTCATACAATTATTGAAATTATTTTGGTTAATATTACTCATTAATATAGTTTATTAATAAATATTAAGAAATAACAATTAAGTTTTAATTTATGCCACAAATGAAATAAGATAAGTTCCTGGTTCAGCAAATGTCATATCTATTTGATCTAATTGATGTGGTCCGGTTACTTGATTAGCCGGAATCATGCCTGTAGAATTAACCATACCTACTGCTTCGGGTAAAATAACTTTCCCTCTATTAATATGGTAAACTGTAAAAACAGGATAAAATCTATTTAATGTATGTGTAACAGTTACTGTTTCATTAAATTGTGTTGTAGTAACCAGTGTTGTATCTCTATGTGATGCGTCCGGATCATGTTGTAATGAATTTAAACTAACACTTAAATCACTTAATCCATTATTACGAGTGAGTCTTAAGACATTCATATTTCCTGCATCACCTAATAAATCTACTTGAGTTATATATGAATCACTACCCGAACCACTACCATTAGTCGGTGTTTGCCAAGTTGCATTACCACTACCATCACTAGTTAATACTTTACCACTACCTGGATTACCACCATTAATCTGCACAGTACCACCAATATATAAATCATCAGTAACACTTACTTTACCGTTATCTCCATCAATACTTAATTTAGTGTTATTATTAATGGAAAGGTTAATGTCTTTATGAGTCCATCCTGTTGGTGCATTTATTCCTGTTGAATATGCTAAATCTATCTTATAACCTGAACTATCTAAATAGTGGTTACCCCCACCTGAGTGACTATCTGCATTAGACAAATATAATTGTGGATCAGTATCACCAAAACTTGTTGTAATACTACTCGATCCTCTTACAGTTAAATTTTCGTTTCCTTGTGGTCCGACACCACCAATCCCCACACTCTGCCCATGAACTGTTAAACCTAAACCTGAAGAAGTAATTAAATTTATATGACCATTAGTAGATTCTTTATTCCAAATATTTAATGCATCTGTTTTTGTTGTGTAACCTACAACACCTTTAACTGCGGCGCTATCGGTAAACTCTATAAAATTACCACCCGCATTTTCTGTTGTTTCTAATCTTAAAATTGCGTTATCACTTTTGACATGTAATCTTTTTTGAGGTGAATCTAATCCAATACCTACATTACCAATATGTCTATAAATGTTATTACCTGTAGGTTTATCAAACCATAAGGAACTACTATTATTATCACCTTCAGAACCGGTTAAATCAGTTACATTAACATCGATATTAGTACTGTCAGACATAGTTAATCTTAAAATAGTGGCATCTTCACCAGGAACTTTACTATTTACTGCACCACCAATAGTTGTTTCTATAAGTGATCCACTTACTAAAAACTTATCACTTCCGGATCCATTACCACCTGCAGGTCCAGTTAAATCAGATGTAGTAAAAGATGTTCCATCACTATAGTTAATTGTAAATGTACCATCTCCATTATCTACGGTACTATTTACTCCTACACCATCATCACCTTTGTCACCCTTTTCACCTTTATCACCTTTTTCACCTTTACCACTAGCACCTGTTAATCCAGTATCTCCTTTGTCTCCTTTGTCTCCTTTATCACCTTTATCCCCTTTACTACCTTTACCATCTACACCAGGATCACCTTTATCCCCTTTATCCCCTTTATCTCCTTTTTCACCTCTTAAATCTGAAGTTGTGAATACGGATTTATCATCATCTATAATAGTTAAAACACCTGTCTGATCATTGTAGCTTATAGTATCAATACCATTACCATCATCACCTTTGTCCCCTTTATCTCCTTTTTCACCTTTACCACTAGCACCTGTTAATCCAGTATCACCTTTATCTCCTTTATCTCCTTTTTCACCTTTACTACCTATTCCAGCTGCACCAGTGTCACCCTTATCACCTTTATCACCTTTGTCACCTTTTTCACCTCTTAAATCGGAAGTTGTGAATACAGATTTATCATCATCTATAATAGTTAAAACACCTGTCTGATTATTGTAACTTATACTATCACCTTTATCACCTTTATCTCCTTTATCACCCTTTTCACCTTTTTCTCCCTTACTACTAGGACCTGTTAATCCAGTATCACCTTTATCTCCTTTATCTCCTTTATCACCCTTTTCACCTTTACTACCTATTCCAGCTGCACCAGTGTCACCCTTATCACCTTTTTCTCCTTTTAAATTAGAAGTAGTAAAAGAAGTATCATTAGTATACTCAAAAGTAATAGTACCATCATCGTTTTCTATGGTATTACTTATACCTACACCATCTGCTCCGTCAGCACCATCTACACCACTAACATTACCACCTAAAGAAGATAAATCCACCGTAATATCTTCAAAATGTGAATCACAAGAAGATGACATAGATAAAGTTAATATATTACCATCTAAACTTAATGAATAATCATTATTATCACTATATAATTCATCTATATTAACATGTGTCGTTGTACCATCAGTATACGTTAATTCTAATTGTTTACAACAACCAGTTTCTACATCGATAAATGCCTCAAAGATACATTTAAGTGGGTTAGGATTTACGTAGTTAGGGTTACCAACTAAATATACATCACTAGGTTCACCATTTGTAGTATTAGTACAACCACCACATTCTTTGATTAAAATATTAATTAAGTTTTCTAAATTTAATATTTCTTCGTTTATATTAGATAATTCTTCTGTAAATACTTTTAATTGCTCCACTAATTTTTTAATTTGTGCACTATTATTTAAATTGTCGTCTGAAGCATCTTTTGAATTTAAAGCGGTGGCGGTTTCTGAAGATACAGTTGCGGTTGTATTACTATTAGAATCTTTATTTTGTACCGCACCATTTGTGGTGACTGTTTCTGTACTACCTTTTTCTAAAACCGCTTTAAGTTCAGAAGAATTATTGGTTAAACTTTCTATTGCTACATTTATATCATCAATATCTTGTTGGAGTTGGAATGCTTGTGCTTCTTTTACTTTTAATTCAATTCTATAAGTGTTTTCTTGTTCTTTACATTGTTGTTCTGTTAAAGTTGTTGTTGTAACAATATTTTCTATTGGACATGGAGGACATTCATTAACAACCCTTCTACATCTCACCTCAATTTCTGGATTGATGTCAACAACCTCAGTAGTAGTAAGAGTAGGTGATACATTTTCAACTTTAGTACACTCTAACACATCACTACATTTTGTTAAAAGGAATCCAGATGGACAAGCATATCTTAAATGATTAGAATCACTACCTATATCAAAGTAACTAGCTGGTATAGAATTTTGTTTTTCCTTAGTTGAAAATATTATATGAGGTATTAATTCTGCTTCAGTAGTATAGGTTTTTAGTGTCGCCATATCCATATCATAGATTTCTGCCCCAAAAGATGCAACGTTTCCAGCATCATAACCTTCCATTGAGATAATGTGTTTTCCTGCTTCTAAAGTAATTGGAAATAACCACCAGTGTTTAAAGTTTCTTCCCTCGCCAGAAGCAGTAAATGAAATAATAAGTTGACCATCAACACTTAATCTAGATAGATTATCTGAAGCCATACCAATAACATATGTTTTACTCTCAGCAATTTCAATACAATGGTTAAACCCTAACCAAATATTATTATCCGTATTTTTGTCAGGATAGTCTCCCCATATACCCACATTATTTGTTCCACTATCATTTGAACTATATAATCTTTCTTTCCATAAATTCATCGATGAACCTACTCCACCTACTATTGTGTTTGGTTGAGGAGGTACTCCACCATTATAAGTAAATGGGTATGAGGTTGTTGGATCAATATCCATAAATACACCACCATAAGAACCATAAACTGCTTCAACATTACCAGTAGTAATCTCTTCAAACAAAAATCCTGGTTTAGGTACAGGTTTAAGAGGATCAGATAAGTCCATATTATCTATGACTGCAACAGTAGTAATTTTTTCACATATTTCATTCCCAACACTACCCACTAATGTAAATCCGTTTGGACAAACGTTAGTGGTATTATCTACTGTTTTAAAACATTTACTACCAACAGGTAAACCATGATTTCCTATTTCATCATGTGTATAACCATCAGGACACCAATCATTATAACCTATACCAGTTGATTCTGTAAAATATCCTGTGGTAGTAGATGAATAAACTACATCATAACCCGATGGACACTCATTAATAAATCTAGTCAAAGTAAAATCTGAAACAGTTTTTGATATTGTTAAAGGATCAACTTCTACAATCGTTTCTATAGAATCTACTATCTCTTGTGTAGTTATAGTCTTAGTAGGACAACAACCAGTTTCTACATCAGAAATTATTTCTGTGTTAGTTAAGAATTGAGTTAAGTCATTTGGTAAAATATTTGTAAATATTTCATTTACATCTACTCTAATTTTATCCGTAAATAAAATATCTCCTGATTCAGTAGTGGCACTTTCTGCACACCATAATGATGGATTTGCACCGGTACCTGAAGTATGAAATTTTGTACCAATAGTGAAATTAGCACCAAATCCCCAGTTTTCTAATCCCGAACCTACATACCCTGTTTGCGAATTAGTTCCGGTTACTGCGGTATATGGATTACTTGTACAAATTGCGGAATAAGAACCACCCAAAGCATCTAAAGTAGGGTTTATCTGTAATTCATCAAATGGTACTGTGTTAGTACTTAACGCCCCATAAAGGTGTAAAGGGAAATATAATCTATTTGCTCCCGCATCACCCAAACCAGTTTCAGGATTTATAATCACTTCATTACCACTTGTTTTAATAACCTTCTGTAATCCACTTACAGGATTTACGGGATAAATAAAAGTTTGAAATTTACTATAATGAGTGTGTGCAGACATAAATACATCAAAGTCCTCCAAATATTTCTGTGTGGGTTCAACTACATTATCGCCAGAAAGACTAGTATTAGGGAAAGCGTTATGTACTACTTCCCAGTCACTTCTACCTTCACTATCAATACCTATAGGTATTTCTTTACTATACCATTCATTAATAGTAGAATTATCACAATTATATGGAAGATTACTACCATCACCTAAAGTTTTATTTAACCAGAAACTTTCAGGTGTACTTCTTTCATTTTTATTAATTCGTCCATGATATGAAGTTTCACTTTCATCTATAAAATTGACGACTAAAATATTGCCGTTAGTAGATGGTGGTACATGAACGGAATGTGTCATACTAATTGTTGGGTGTGGAGTTGTATACGTACCATCAGGCCATTTGGATAATGGTTCTGATAAACCATAAAGACTATGTTGTTCATCAATCATTGCTTTACCACCATAAGCTGAACCTTGAATAATAATTGCATTTTCCAAAGTGGTTCCAGTTTCAGTACCCAATGCCGGTATACTAGAATCTCGCAACCATCTTTCTTGAAAATCTCTAAAATGGTATACATTACCAACAAAATTGGGTCCTAATGTATTTACAAAGTTTTCTATACCTATTTTAGCGGAAGCCATTGTCTGATTACCCATAGATGTTTCATCGTAAAATACCCAAATATCGGTATCATTATCTATAGTTAAATTACTTTCGTTACAATCTCTATCTACAATATCTATTGATGTTACGTATTTATCTATACAATCATCACTACAGTCTCCCGAATCTCCTTTTTCACCTTGATCTCCTTTTTCACCTTGATCTCCTTTATCACCTTTGTCTCCTTTATCACCTTGATCTCCTTTATCACCTTGATCTCCTTTATCACCTTGATCTCCTTTATCACCTTTGTCTCCTTTTTCACCTTGAAGTCCTGGTGTACCTTCCCCATCGTTACATAATTCACTTATGTTAACACTAATTTTTTCATCATTGGGTGCTAATGTTAATTCTAATTTTTTACAACAACCTTGTGGTTCTTCTAAGTTAAAACTACCATTCATATTTCCGTGATATTGACAAACATAGTAAATTTCACCACTATAATCTAATGGTACTGTTACCGTTGTTGTGTCAGATATATCATCATATATTATCCATTTATTAGTTATACCTAAATCTATTTGTTCACTATATGCCGTTCCACCTTTATTAACTATTTTAAATGGGTGTGAATCAATACTACTCCAATCAAATATATAAGTTGTACCTTTTGTTAAAGTTAAAGTGGGATTTAAGTCCATATATCCTGAAAAACCATATTTTCCAGATTGGGGGTTTGTAACATTAATAGTTTCGGTTGGATAACAATTAGATGGTATATCATCTACAATACTAATAGAGTTAACATATTTATCTTCGCTATCTAACGATAAATCGCTCAAATCAATACTTACTATCGCACCAGATTGTTTAGTAAGTTGCAATATATTATTTGTTGTAACGTCTCCTGATATAATGACATCACTATCTTTCCATTCTGCATTACCATCACTATCAACGCAAGTTAGTAATTTATCTGTTCCTGGTGTACCACCAACAATTTGTATTTTACCATTTAATTTCATTATCCAATAATTATAATTTTATATTCCCCACCTTCTTCTACATAAATATCTACACTATTATTTTGATAGTTAGATATATGATCAGGTATTATTATTTGTCCTGTTGAAATCTCAACAACTTGTACTATAACATTTTCATCTTTTAAACTATGTGTAATTGTGTTTTGTCCTGTAGTTAATGTCTTAGTTTCCACATATTTTTTACCACCACCAGTTATATTATTTATATTAGTATTTAATTGTTTAATACCTTCTACCATAAATGGTATTAAATCAACATAATTCATAGAATCTACAGTTGCTTTATTACCAGATCCATCTATATCATACTGAGTTTTACATGTTCTAACAAAAGTTTTTGCTATATTATTAACCCTTCTTTGTTCTGCAGATATAACATTTCCATCAAATAAATTATCTCTAAAATCATCTACTTTAAACCCATAATGTTTTTTTCCGGTACTACTAATTCTTGTTCTAGGGTGAAATTCGAATTGATAACCCTCTAATGCGTCTAAGAACAATATAGGATCCACAACGTTTGGTATATCCAGAATATTAAATTTACACCTACTATCAGAAGGTAAGTCAATTATTTTACCATCTAAATCTGTACCTAAGTTAGCACCACTAACATCAGGAATATCCTCAACAATTAAAGATTTACTATTACCTGATTTTACTATTATATTACCATCTTCTGCTTCTAAATCACCTTTTATAACTCTAGTTGTACCAGTACTAACTTCTACTATTTCTCTACCATCTGTTTCTAATACTAATTTAGAACCAGTAGCACTGTCTGCACCAACTTTTAATTTCTTTTGGCTTTCATTATATTTTATAAAACTTTCTTCACCAAATAAAATTCCTGGTTCGTCTGGAGTTGTAATATCTATAGTAACTAATGGTAAACCACCTTGTGTACCTATATAGATATTACCCTGATTATACGTATTAATATTTAAAGGTGAGCATGATTCTATATTGGATACCCATAATTCACTTATACAATTTCCTGAATTAGAACCGGTTGCTGCTGACACTACCACTCCGTTAGCATCAACACCTAAATTCATTGTAGGTGTTCCATTAGAAACATCTCTAATATTTAATCTAGGTACATATACTGTATCATTATCTGTTGTTCCTGTGATTCCAGCACCACCCAATACAACACTTCTCTGACTTTTTACTTTATTACCATTACCACCTATAACTACACTATCATTAATAGTATCATTTATACTATGATTTTTCCCACCTATTATGATACTATTTCTTATCCTACCATCACTAATAGAGTTATTATTACCACCTAAAACAATGTTATTATCCATATATCCTAAGTTAGAAGATATAATATTATCTTCACCACCTATTATTGCATTTTGTGATTCACTAAATCCTACTGAGCTCCCTGTTAATACATTATTTTTACCTACAAAGATACCTGAAGAATCATGATCAGTAATTCTATTAGTCTCGCCCCCAGCAATCATTGAGTATCTTGATGATCCTGTTAATATGTGACTACCTTTAATGTCATATAGAGAATTTCCTTCCCCACCTTCTTCCCAAAATCCACTAGTCGAACCACTACTGAAACCGGATATGGTAATATTGTTTCCATTATTATTTATTAATGTTAATACGTCACCATTAAGTGTTCCACCTGTAATATCTGAGACATTACTATCTACAACAAAACCATTTGCGTCATACCCTAAAGTACCTACTGGTTCATTATCAAGTACGTCTCTAATATTTAATTGAGGAACATAAACGGTATTTGAAGTGTCTGCAGTAATATTACTACCACCCAGAATAACTGATCTAGATGCACCATCCATATAATTATCACTACCACCTACTATAACTGATCTTGCAGCAGCCAAAAAGTGATCATTACCACCAATAATGGCTGATTTTGTAGCCTTATTTAATGTAGAATCTTCAGAAGTATAAATTCCTGCTTCATCACTATCATCTATAAGGTTATTTCTTCCACCAATTATTGAAGAGGTTTCACCATCTACTATTTCGTTGTTTATACCACCCCCAATTAATGTGTCACTTGATCCACCTTGAATAAAATTATTTAACCCACCAACAATCACACTATACTGAAGACTTCCATTATTTGCAATAATACTTGAATTAGTTGATGAAATAATTGCATCTGCCGATGCACCACTTATTATATTAGCCCCACCATTTATTATTGTAGAAGCTCTACCATCCGTAATATCATTATTAGTGAAATAACCACCTACTAATATTGCCCCAGTCGATGTCCCACTAATTGTTCCAGAATTTTGGTTAATACTTTTTAATCCACCACTTTCTACCGCCCAAAATCCTGTTCCTGTTCCACCAGATGAGGGCTGCCAACTTGCTACCCCATCTGCGTCACATGTTAAGACATAACCATTTTGCTCTGTTCCGTCTTCAATTCTTACTGTACCATCAACATGAAATGTTTCTGTGGGCGTATCTGTATTGATTCCTACATAACCTCTTGTTGAATCTGTGGTGTCTCTACCTTGTATATGTATATCTGGTATTCCGCCATCTGCATCTTGTCCTGCATACATCCTAATATAATCTGGTAATGCATTTGCGGGATTTGAAGGTGCAGAAATAATATTTAAACCATTTTGATCGATAGAAGAATAAAGATAACCATCACCTTGTGCACCATATCCCGGAAAACTAGCCTCTGCACTACCTCTAATCCCGAATGTAATACCACCATTTCCTGGTGTGGCAACTGACATTCTAGCAAGTTGATCTGTTGTAATCGCACTTAATTTAACATTCGCACCGCTACTTAAGTTAAGGTCTGACTCAAATATTGCCCCAGTTTCTTCCATTTTGAAGTCGCCCATAACATGTAGAGTTTTATCTACATCATTATTTGTAATATCCCCAATACCAACCCTTTGGTTATTTGTTAATACCATTACTTCACTTAGTGGTCCACCTGTAGGATAAGTATAAAATTGTAAATTACCTGATACACCACCCCCGAAAGTCGTACCTTCAATTCTAGCAAAAGGTGTAGATACACCCTCATTATCAAAATCAATTACAGAGTTACTCGTAGAAACTGCACTTAGTGTTAGTGAAGCATTATCAACTGGATTTGATATTAATACATCACCTCTAACATCTAATTTTTCTAATGGGTTATCTGTACCCATTCCTGTGTTACCATCTACTATTAAATCACTATCTAATTGAGTATTTCCAGTAACTCTTAATTCACCGTTAATGGTTAACCCATTCATTTCATCTATGATTGCAGTTTGAGGTGTACTACCACTTATACCTATTGCAAATTCATTTTCTGTTGGATCGTATGTATAACCTGTAATACCTGAATTTCCACCACCACTACCTGTAGTTCCAGTAACCACAAATCCATTAGCATCTAATCCTAAATTAATTAATGGTGTGCCAGCACCAACAGTTCCAATATTTAAATTAGGTACATAAACTGTGTCAGTTGTACCACCACTAATCTTCCTACCCCCAAGTATAACAGATCTTTGTGTACCATTAATTATTTTATGTTGTGAACCACCAATAATAGCATTCTCAGTACCACCACTAATAATATTAACAGAACCACCTAAAATTGACGAAGCGGTTGCATTACTTATAAGGGAATTTGAAGCATTATATATCGATGAATTAGTACAACTACCAGTAATCTCACTTCCTGTAGATGATAAAATAAGAGAATCTCTACTATCAGACAATGTGTTAAATCTACCACCAATAATTGTGGAACGCTGAGGAGATCCACCATTTGTAGTATCTTGTATAGTATTTTGATTACCTCCAATAATAGACGAATACATTAAAGATCCACCACTTTCTTCAATAATATTTAACTCATTACCACCCAATATAATATTTGAACTACCTCCACTTATAGTAGATGATACAGTACTTAACATTGCTGAATTAAATGAATTATTTATATCATTTCCAACACCACCCGCAATTAATGCCCTTTCAGAATCACTTACAGTATCCTCAATATTATTATCACTACCACCAATAATAACACCATAATCTATAGTTCCTTTAATATTAGAATTACTTGTAGATATTATAGCAGATGTAGTACCACCACTAATTGTATTACTATTACCATTTATTATAGTTGAAGTTAAACTGTCATAAATATCGTTAGTGTTAAAGTAACCCCCCACTAATACTGAACCGGTTGACGTACCATTGATTGTTCCTGCATTTTGATTAATACTTTTTAATCCACCATTTTCTATATCCCAATAAACTGTACCACCAGTTGTACTACCAGAGGAAGGTTGCCAACTTGCTACCCCATCTGCGTCACAAGTTAATACATAACCAAGTTGTTCTGTGCCATCTTCAATTCTTACCGTCCCATCAACATGAAATGTTTCTGTGGGTGTATCGGTATTGATTCCTACATTACCTCTTGAAGAATCTGTGGTATTTTTTCCTTGAATGTGTATATCAGGAACACCACCATCTGCATCTTGTCCTGCATACATCCTAATATAATCTGGTAATGTACCTGCAGGAGATGAAGGTGCAGAAATAATATTTAAACCGTTTTGGTCAATGGAAGAATAAAGATAACCGTCACCTTGTGCGCCATATCCAGGAAAACTAGCCTCTGTACTACCTCTAACCCCAAATGTAATACCACCCTCTCCCGGATTAGAAACTGCTATTCTAGCAAGTTGATTTGTTGTACCCGCACTTAATCTAACAAGTGCGTTACCACTGTTAAGGTCTGAATCGAATGTTCCACCAGGTTCTTCCATTTTGAAGTCGCCCATAACATGTAATTTCTCCGTTGGGTCTATTGTACCAATACCTACACTACCACTATTAGTTATAGTTACTTTGGTATCTGCAGTAGTACTAAAAGTAGTACCATCATTTCTTGTCGCAAACTTAATACTAGGATCGGTAGTTGAGTTAACACCTATAACTAAATCGTTTATCGAATCAGGTGAAATACCAATATTAGAGGTTGAAATACCACCATCTTGTGATAGTAAAATATCTGCAGTATCCGTATCATCTACGTCATTTATGTCTGCTTCTATTTTAATTTTAGCATTTGTAGTGGATTTTATATGTAACTTTTCTGTTGGTGTATCAGTTCCTATTCCTGTACTACCACTAACAATTAAATCATTAGTTACTGTTAAACCACTAACTTCTAAAATTTGTGAATCAAAAGAAGTTCCACCACTTAAACCTATAGTAAAAGTATTACTAGCGGGATTATAAGAATATCCGGTTATAGGTGTGCTAGCCGCCCCACTAGAAGGAAGTTGGTTAGCATTAATATATTTTACTGTTGCAGTATCATTATCATATATAAGTAATTTATCGTTTGCACCATCTACTGTTATACCAGTTCCATTAGTCGCCGCCATAATAACTGAATCCGCACCTGAATAGTCTACCGCGATTAAAACTCTATCGGTAGCAGCAACCCCTATGTCAATACCTGTAGAACCCTCAAAAGTAAGTGTATCACCAGAAGTTATAGTAAAAGGTGTACCGTTATCTCCGGCTACTGTGAATGACGTTTTACCACTTAATGATGATAAATCAACATTAAAAGTTCCTCCAGTTGTGTTGGTAAATGTTATTTCGGATGTACTACTATCATATGTACCACCAGATACAAAAGTATTAGTTAATCCTGTAACAAAACCACATATATCAAAAGTAGAACCACTATTTGTAGCAAACGTAACACATCCAGTGTTTACATCATAAGTTCCACCGGTTACATTAATATCGTTATCAGTAAATAAAGCTGCCGCATTTGTCACATTAAATGTTCCGCCAGTTGTATTTGTGAATGTTAATTGTTGAGTGGTTACATCTGCAGAACCACTATTAACAAAAACATCAGTTGATGATGCACCACTTAAAGTAGAAGAATCTCTATATTCTACATTACCACTAGTAGTATTTCTTACTAAAATTTCTGTTGCTGAGTTATTATTAACAGGTGTGTTAATAATATTGAATGTTTGCCCTGAAAGATTTCCCTCAACTAAGGAATTACCTTTAGATACAAACCCATTTTTTATTATAAATTCGTGTGCCATTATTTAATACTTTCCCTTTCCAGTTATTAAATGTTATTATTTATATATAAATATGTTAAAGTTAATAAAACTAAAATATTAATAAATTCGAGATGGGTGTTTAAATCTACTTCTCATTGCAACATAATTTCTTAATATTTCCTCTTGATTTAAACATATATTATACATAGATGCTGACGCAATTTTACCACTAAATCTTTGTCCACCAGAACTACCCCCCCTAGCAACATCTGGTTCATTTGTACCAGCAATTCTACCCGATATCACCGGCACATCACTTCTAGTTTCTACTAAATCAGCGTTAACATATATTTTAATTGTACTAGTACCATCACCATTATCAGAACATGTAGTAACTACATAATTAAAATCTAAGGGGTAATTAGTTTCAGTATATGCCGTATAAGTACCATATCCTTGTTGTGTACCATCAGTAATTGCCATTTGAATAGTGTTATTAAATATGTACAACCAACTCCTATTAATGTTTCCTCCACCATTAGCAGTACCCGGACAAAATATTGTAGAACCTAAAGGACCACTTCTATTATGATTTATCCATGTAGTATAGGTTAATTCTGAAGGCATATTTACCATAGGTTTTCCTATCGATTGAAAATAATAATCACTACCATCAAAAAAGAAAGATTTTATATTATTATCCGTGGTCACTACTATTTGTGAGGTAGTTGCAGATGGTGGTATTCCCCCAGGCCCTTGATCTGTGTTTTCTTCGAATTCTAATCTTCTAAAGTTTGTTCCTGTTTCTTTTTTACCAAGATTATTAACTACCCCATCATTTATATTGTATGAATTAGTATTTTGTGCGTCAACATAAAATATTAAACCGTCAGTTACTATTTTGGGTGAATGAAAAATTGCCATATTATATACTTCTTACTATTGTTTTTATTTCCCAACCATTGCTAGTTGCTGCCACTAATAAATTAGCAGATGTACCACTTATATTCATATCAAAAGTAACATCAGTAGTATCCCCTATATCATTAGTTGTAGTTTCATTAAAATCTATTGATGATCCACTAAAAACTGACATTATAGATCCCGCTCTAACACCAGAAGTGTTTTTTACAGTATATTCAAAGAACCCACCAGTATATGCCGTAGTGGGAATACTATAAAGAATAGACTGTCCTACATTTTGATTGATAATAACTGTAGTATTTAGCGAAGGTGCCAAATGATTACCCATCATTATCGTATTATCATCATAAACTTCTAAAATAGGTAATCCAGATACATTATTAACCCCAAATAGTTCGCCAGTTAATGTATCAGTAACAGTAAATAATTCTCCTACCGAACCTTCTACTGCAAATATTGGTTCTGTGTCACCAGTTCCTGCTATTTGTAGTACTGGACCAAATAAATAAGTGTCTGTATCACCACTAAAAATTGAGTGTCCATTCACATATGCAAAACCATTAACTTCTAATTCATTATTTACTGTTAAATCATTAGTTACAGTAAGTCCAGAAACTGTATTAAAAGATGCGTCAAATGAACTACTTCCGCTTATATCAATACTAAAGGTATTATTTGTAGAATTATACGTATATGCACTTATTGTTGTACCACTACCACCACCATTATTAGTTGTACCCGTTACCACAAAACCATTAGAATCTATACCTAAATTATATATTGAAGTACCAGAAACTACATCTCTTATATTTAATTTAGGTACGTAAACTGTATTTGCCGTAGTGGCAGTAATATTATATCCACCTAAAATTACTGTATTACCCTCTATTTCTTCTCCTAATGTAGCAATAGTATTACCACTACCACCGATAATTGCGGAATTAGGTGAAATAAGCGGGACTGAGGAATCATAAAGTATTGAATTATTTGTACCGCCACCAATGAACGAATTTTTATTATTCATCGCCTCCCCAATAAAATTGTTATCTCCACCGGCAATTACACCATTAGAAATACCACCTTCACCGTTAATTCTATTATCAGTACCCCCTATTATACCATTTCTCTCTACCCCAATACCTATTTGGTTGCTAACACCACCAATAATAGAGTTGTATTTACCAAAAAGACTACCAGAATAATACCCATTAATAGTATTACCACTACCACCAATAATTGATGATCCTATTTGTGCGGATGACATTATATTATTACTACCCCCAATTATAGAACTTTCATAAACTATGTTATTACCACCTGCACCTATTAGTTGATTTTCTAAACCATTAATAATGGTAGAAAATTGTCCGTTAGTAATTGTTAATCCAGTACCCCCTATTATAAATGAATGGTTTCCGTCTGATATTAAATTTCCATTACCCCCTAAAATTTGAGAGGATAAAGATTCCATTATATCACTTTCTATACTATTAATTAATGTACCATAGTATGTAACTTTAGTAATACTATTATCGTCACCACCTAAAATTAATGAATTATATGAACTATTAAAAAGATTATTTTGACCTTGAAAAATACCGTTATCACTACCCGCAGCAATTTGATTAGTGGCACCACCAATAATTGTAGTACCAGATGATGCAACTATTTCATCATCCAACCCACCTATAATAGAAGACAAATAAGTTTTAGTCACTGTATTGCCAGAACCACCTATAGTTGTAGATAAAGGTGAAACAACAACACTATTATTAAATCCTTGAGATATAGAGTAATCTCCTTGTGATATATTACCACCAGAAATTGTTTTAATTGAACCGATACCTGTTGAACCAGATATCCAATAACTATCTCCACCACTAGTAAATCCAGTTATTGTTATAGTATCACCACTACCATTTACTAATGTTAATGTACCCGCACTAAATGTACCACCGGTAATTGCAGAACCAGATCCACCACCGAAATTAACTTCCTCCCAATCAGTTTCATCGAAATCCCAAGGATCTTTATCTTTTAGTTTAAAATATCTACTACCACTTTCGATACCTACAATCATACCAGCTCTACGGCGCAATTCTGTTATGGTAGTTCCCGAAAATATTTCAGTACCTCCACTGTAATTTCTTAAACCATCAATACCTAAAGTAGTATCAATAACGGGAAAAGTATCACTAGTTGTACCAGGAGAAATAAATCCTGATATTGGAACACCACCTATGTCTACATAATTTGCCATATATCTATATTTTTATACATTGTTTAATTGAAATTTGTATGGGTTACTTGTTTGAGCAAATGTTTGTCTCCACACTTTATAATTTACTGGTAGACCTTGACTATTAGTTATACTAATATCTGTTTGAAAAGATCCTGGTATTGGTGTTACACCAGCAAAATCAGTAATAGGTGCTCCTGCAGATGTCCATGAACCAACATTAGTTAGTATATCTGGTACACATACCCATAAATAATTACTACCCGAATTTGCAACCGTAAGAACCGAACCAAAACCTAATGACGTTACAAACTGACTATTTGATAAGGTAACCATTTGCCCACCAGTTAATGTTAATCCACCCATACCAAAATATACATAGGATTTCCATGTTGCGGAAATGTTACGAGTAAAAGATGCCCCTTGAGTATTAATTCCATGTACTGTGTATAAGGGTTCTGAACCTACACTTGTTTTTACGTCAGATACTTGTATTGTTGCACCTGTTGTTCCTGCCTTAGGTTGACTATCTAATAATATATTACCACTAGAATCAGTAACCTTCACACTATTAGGTATTAAATCATCTACATTTGCGGGTTGTGTAGTAGACCAACTAAAATCTTTAGAAACCGGAACACCTGGTGTAGTCTCCTGACCTATTTCATAACTACTAAGTAAATCACTACGAGTAAAAGAATTAAAGGTTGGTGGGATATATGGGTATAATAAATCGTCCCACATTTCTTGCATTGTCTTACCTGGTGCAGGAAATGAACTTCCTGCGGTTATACCACCTACTGTTGTAGGTGTTGCAGCACTATTTATATAATTAGGTATTGTACCACCAGATAAAGGAGACAAATCAACATTATAGAAATTGGCACCATATAAATTATTATCGAATTGTAAAGTAGTACCAACTAATGTCGCCGCATCTGTATAAGAATCCGCAGTTCCACCTGATAATGCGGATAAGTCTACATTGTAAAAATTAGAACCAAATACGTTATTATCAAATTGTAATACATTACCTACCAAAGTTACACCATCAGTATAAGAATCTTCTATAGTAAAACCACTAATATTAATAGTATCACCACTACCATTTACTAAAGTTAATGTGCCAGCACTATATGTACCACCGGTAATTGCAGAACCAGATCCACCACCAAAATTAATCTCTTCCCAGTCAGTTAAATCAAAATCCCAAGGATCTTTATCTTTTAGTTTAAAATATCTATCACCACCCTCAACACCTACAATCATACCAGCTCTACGGCGCAATTCTGTTATAGTCTCACCACTTAGAACCTCTGTAGTAGTACCACTATAGTTTCTTAATCCATCAATACCTAATTGAGTGTCTATAACTGCATACTTATCATCAGTACTACCTGGTGATATAAATCCAGTAATTTTAACACCTCCTAAACCTCCATAATCAGTACCACTCATATTTATTTATTTATTTTTTTCATTTTATTAATTACATAACCATGTGGTAAATGCTGCAGCCGTTTGGTTAACCGACCTATAAATTCTATAAGTCACCGATACAGTAAACGGATTTATTATTGTTATAGTTGGTAATTCAATAAAAGGTATATTATTACCAAAACATCCCGCAACAGAATCTCTAATATCTGATGGTTGCCCAAGAGTATTTGGAATACACCAATACATATATTCACCACCAGCAGTTGCTGGTTGGGTTACATAACTATTTACGACACTACTAACTAAACCTCCACCCGCTAAGGATTGCATTTGTGTTGCATTTAAAGTAGCACTGACATTTTTACCAAAATACCATCGTATTTTCCAAGTTCTACTTATTGTTCTATTAAAAGTTCCACCTTGTGTGTTTATACCAAATATTTGATATAAATTTTTACTACCCACTGTTGTCCTACCCATTGCTGCAGTAGTAGTAACAGTTTGTGAACCATCGTTATCTTCAGAATTTGCAATAGTAAGAGATGGATCAAGTTCTTTTATTTCTATACTACCTGCAATTCCAGATTCTACATTAACACTATTAGATGTACTCCAAGTAAAATTCTTACTTCCTGTAGTTATTGTTTCACCTACTTCGTAAACACTTTTAAGGTCTGCCCTATTAAAACTGGTAAATGAAGGTGGTTGGTAAGGATATAATAATTGATCCCACATTTGTTGCATTGTTCTACCTGGTGGTGGAAATGTATTTCCTGCAAGTATACCACCTACCGTTTCTGTAGTAGAAGCAGTATTAATATAATTAGGTATTGTACCACCAGATCCACCTGCCGCTGGTGCCCATACACCAGTACCATCTTCTTCGTCTTGTGTTAATACATAACCAATAGTTCCTAAAGATGCACCATCTCTTATTCTTATTTTATCAGTCGTTAATTTATTATCTATTGTGGCATCTTCCCTACTTCTTAAATAATCTAAAGGCCCTGTATAATCTAAAGATTTAGCAGAAAATTCTAAGTAAGTTGCACTTAAGAATCCTGTGTTCGCAGTAAAAGTTTGTGCACTAAGAGCTACACCATTTAATACCCCCACTGTTCCATCACCACTAATATCCAACGGATCTAAAGTTGCACCACTGGCATTAGCAGTATCAACATTAAAATTATATTCAATACTATAACCACTATATTCTAATGCTATATTATGAGTACCATTAGTACCTGATAATGTAATATCCCAAAACGGCCCTACAGTTATAGTACTATCAAGAAAAGTAGTTATACCAGTAATAAATGGATCTCCGTCCCCCCCTAAACTACTTGTATTTGGGGTAATTCCAACAGGTATCTGAATAGCCGTTGTTGTATAAAGTGGGTTAGTCCAAGTCAAAGAACTATATGGAATTTCATCTGTTGTTATACCACTTAAATAAGATGGGATAAAGTTAGGAGATGTAGGATCAGTAACATTATAATTAGAAAATAACGAATTTCCACTAAAAATTGCAGTTTGTAAATCACCATCATTAGGATTTAATAATACAATACTATCTACATCTACACCCGTAGGATAACCACTAAATGGTATACCAGCCTGTATTTTACCATCGAAACAAGCAGTATTACCTGTTAATATAGTTGCTTGTCTCGCTAAGTCTACTTGGGTTATTAATTTCTTTTCACAATCCGACATATTTTTACCTTTAATAATAAATATTTAGTTTTCTGTTATATTTATATAAAAAACTTTAAACATGAATAAAACATATAAAAAGTCCGATATACATAAATATATTGAGGAAAAGAAAAATGTGGTTGAAGAGGAAGAAGTTAATGAATTAGTTGATACTGCTGGTGCATTAATAAATAAAGATGATAACTATAAAGTAACACCTTCAGTTATAAAATCTAAAAAAACTAGTGATGATTTTGCTAGAGCGGCTACACAAGGTCCAGAAGCATATTTTATTTATGGTGGTCCGTATTATGGGATTAATTATAGTTATGTTGTAAATGAAGAAGAAAATATAGATGAAAATATTTCTCATGAAGCATTACAAGATTTAGATGCGTTTCATAATACAAAGAAAAAATATAGTAGAGATGAAAGAGAAATAGGTAGAAAAATTGCTAAAAAAGATATTAGTAAACACTACCATAAACCAAAAGCACCGGGATATGATTTAGATCCTTCTGAAGATTGGGCAAATTATCAAATACCTTATGATACCGAATTTAATTTTGATTTTTTAGAAGAAAATAAAATGAAAGGTTTAGTAGATGAAATGTTTTTATCTAAAAAAACAGATAAAGGTATAATTAAAAAAACTAATGAACAAGATCTAGTTGGTGATAAATTAGAAATCGCAGATATTAGTGAATTAAAAAAAACTTTTGAAAAACCTATGGTTATTCATAAATTAAACCATTTACTTAAATTAGTAGAAAAAGAAGAGTTAAATGGTGAAGAATTAGCAATACTTCTCAACCACCTAATTAAAAATGTTGAGGTAGAAGAAATTAGTGAAAAACATAGAGAAATTTTAGGGGATAAGATTAAATATGGCGAACAGGAAGGATAATAAAGGTGGTAACAGTGAGTTACGTGGTAAACATTGGTCATGTCCTGAATATGTTACTAATGCACTCAGTACTGCAGTAGATAGATATGAATCTTTAAATAAAGGGGGTAAAACTACTGAAGGTTATAAAAGAGCTAAAGGAATATTACAAAATAATCTTATAGAATATTCACAAATGAAAAGAATTAAAAACTGGTTCGATTCTTTTGAAGGTAGTAATGATGATATGGAATATAGATTGAATGGTGGTAAAACAATGCATAATTGGGTTGATTCTACATTAAACAAAGAAACTGAAGCTATTAAAGCACCTAAAAAAATAAAAATGGAAACAGGAATAACCAATCAATTTATTAAGTCTCATAATAAAGATGTTAATAAAGTTAATAGGGAAACTTTAAAAATAAAGTTACCTAAAATACACAAAGATATAAGTGGACAAATTTCAAGAGGTAAACCAGTTTATGAAGAAGTAAAAAAAATAAAAAAATTAATAACGTATAAGTATAAAAAATAAAAAAATGGCAAGTAAATTAGAAGAATTAGGTAAACAATTCAGAACAGACAATATAATCAAAAATACTTATCAGAATGGTGAAGGAAACCAATATGGAGCTAAACACCCTAATGCTAAATCAGATGGGGATAATAAAGGTAAAGGTACAGGCAATTTTTTAGATACATATAATGGTGGTTCATTAAGTGATGAAATAGGTTCATCTAACGAACCAGGTTCTGGTAGAATTGCGAATATTGCAAAAAATAAGTATAGTGCAGAAAAACCATATGAGACACCATCAACAGATGATAATAAAAATCAATTTAAAGCTACTTAAATCATAATGAAACTTTACAATTTAGCAGAAAGTCTTATATTAGAAGTTGCCGCTAAGGGTGACATAATGAATGCTATGCGTAAACGTAGGATTATTGAATTAAACTATGACGATGAAGAAGATCCAGGTGGAAAAGGAAAAAGATGGATACAAATATATTGTTATGGCGTATCTAAAGCGGGAAATGAAGTAATTAGGGTGTATCAAGTAGGTGGAGACACTAAAACAATACAACCAGGATGGAAATTATTTAGAACTGATAGGATGGAAAATATGAGAACATTAGGGGGAACATTTAACGAAGCTAAACCACTATTTAACCCAACAGGAGATAAAGATATGACAAACATATATTATATAACAAAATTTGAATAAAAAAATATTATGAGTAGCGCTAACAAATTGGTAGATATATTAAGTAGATCTAAAGCGGTAATGCAAAAAACCGATGAAAATCACGGAACTACTATTAGAAACACACAAAGTAATAACTCTTTTTCTGGTGAAGAAAAAGAAATGCCTAACTTAACAGAAAATTATATTAGTAGACATTCTAAAAGTAGTACGAGATCAGTAGCACCACAAGGGGGACAATATAGAAATTTAAAAACCTCTAAGATGCCTAAAGAAGTATTAGATGCAATGGTAAACAACCCAATAGAGATTCCTGAGTCTCCTAATCATACTTTTGAATTGGCAGATGTACAAGATTTAGTAAATGAAAGTGTACCTACACAACAACCATTACCAACACCTACACCTAACTATGAAACTAATGATATTAGACAAATAGTTAGAGAAGAGATAGGGGATGTAGTTAGAGAGGTTGTAGAAGAGTATTTAGATAAATCTTTAGTAACTGAAGATATTAAAATCAAAATAGGTGATACAATATTCGGTGGTAAATTAAAACCACTACCAACAAAAAAGAAAAAAAGAGTATAAAAAGAAACCCTCCGAAGAGGGTTTTTTTATTTTAAACTATTTTCTAAATCTTCTTTTCCTTCGACAATTTGTGATTTTGCCAACCAAAAAGTTAAATCTCCAATTTTATCAATTTTCATTTTAAGTAGTTTCTTATAAACTGCAACATCTAATTCATTCTTTACATATGGTATACCTAATGTTTTGGAACAAACTGGTCCTACACCAGTCGCCTGTGATCTCCAATCCGTTAAATCTCTACCACACACTCTACAAGATGAAACATCTGAAACAGTTAGTTTACCAACTACTTGATACGCTCTTTCAGTCTCTTTCAAAACCTTACTAATAGTCATTAAAAAAGGTCTAAACTCTAATTCATTCTCTTCCGCAACTCTCTTAGCGATAAAGTTAGTGATTTTAATGTCCACATTAACCTCTTTAGGTTGTTGTGTTTGAGTTGGGTTATTAAGTTTAGTAAAAAACTTACCCGCCGCATAAAGTTGTCTTTCTGTCAATGACCCATACTTTTTTAATCCATTCTGTAGTGAATTAATAAATCCGTTATTACCGTTGTAATTTTGTACTCTGATTGTTATTTCTGAATTTCCCATAGTTATTTGATTTGATATTGTAAAGATACAAAAAATTTTTAAACTGCCAAACTTTTTATAAGTTTTTTTTTAATGTACGGTTACATCATGCTCGTGTTTAGGATATGTATCTATATCTTTACAGATATTTAAAATCTTTTCATATAAACCCATTTTTTGACTTTTAATGGTTTCCATATCTTTGTGTGAACGAATTTTATCTGAGTAGTCAAAACCGTCATACAAACCGTATAACATATTACCTACACCACCAAAAGGACTAACACCATCTATACCGAATAGTTCTGTTGTTGCCTCACCAATACTTCTTAGGGTTTCTTTACTCATACATTCATGTCTATTAAAATATTTCATAGTTGTTTAATTTTTATAATACTAAAGTACAAAAAATTTTTTAAACTACCAAAATTTCTTAAAAAAAAACTTTAGTTTATTAGTTTTATTGATTATATTTTAATAAAATTTAAAAACATGTCAAAAATTAAAGTATTAGTAGTACCCAGTGATAGAACAGGTGTATCTTATTATCGTTCTACAATTCCACACATAAAATTACAAGAATATTATCCTAACGATTTTTATGTCGATATAGATTATACACCAGATTTAAAAAATGATGAATTTTTAAAACAATACGATTTAATTCACTATCATAGAACTTTAGGTTCGTATGAAGAAATAGAATCAGTTTTAAAAAGATGTGACGAATTAGGGATTACAACTATTATGGATATTGATGATCATTGGTCACCAGGTCCCGATCACCCCGCATGGGCGATTATAAAACAACAAAACTTAAATAAAAAAATTGCTGATAATTTAAAAGTTTCTAGAAATATAACTACTACCACACCTATATTTGCAAAAGAAATAAGTAAATTTAATGAAAATGTATTTGTTTTACCTAATGCAATTAACCCTAATGAAAAACAATACCAAAGTAATAGCGAAAAAAGTGATAGAGTTAGAATTGGTTGGTTAGGTGGATCTTCACACTTAAAAGATTTAGAGATTTTAAATGGTGTAGTAAGTAATATAAAATCTGCAGGATTAATAGATAAAGTCCAATTTGTATTATGTGGATATGATTTAAGAGGTACTATGACTGTAATAGATAAACAAACAGGAAAACAAAAACAAAGACCTATTAAACCAAAAGAAAGTGTATGGTATAAATATGAAAAAATATTTACTGATAATTACAAAATTATTAGTCCTGAATATAAAGACTTTTTATTAAAGTTTGAGAAGGGTGAGTATGAAAATGTTAGTAATGAACCTTATAGAAGAATATGGACTAAACCTATAACAACATATGCATCCAACTACAATTTATTTGATGTGTCTTTAGCACCATTAAAAGAGAGTGAATTTAATAGAGTAAAGTCTCAATTAAAAGTAATTGAGGCAGGATTTCATCGAAAAGCATTAATTGGTCAGGATTTCGGACCATATCAAATAGATATAAATAATGCTTATGAAAAAGGAGGTAATTTTAACACTAATGATTGTAACGGTATTTTAATACCTGAAAA